GTGTCAGCTCTGCCAGCAGGTCAGGGGCGATCACGGGTTCAGGGGCTGGTGGTAGGTCGAATATGCTCAGTTGCATTGCTCTTTCTCCTTCTGTTCTTTCTCTGCCCAACCCTGGATCACGCGCATCAGGGCCTTGAATTCGTCTTTGCAGGGGGCTTTGCCTGACACTTTGACCGTCTGCTGCTGGATCTGGCAGACCTCAATGATCTTGGTCAGGTAGTCCTTGCCTTTGAGCGTGGTCATTTGGCACCGCTCAACAGTTCATCGTTGTCGCTCTTGCGGCGGGCCTGGCGCTTGGCCTTCACGTTGCTGGCTTTCGGGGGCAGGTTGGCCCTCTCCCAGGTGGCGTCAGACCATTCCAGGCCGCGCTCATCCACTTCGGCCCGCGCAAACTCTTCGGCCAGCATTCCGTATTTCTTCACGCAGCGGCGCATCAGATTGAGCAACCTGATCCCGCGCTTGGCTTCCTCAGACATCTGCTTGCGGGGCTTCTCTTCGCTGCCTGCGCCCATCACGTCAACACAGTGCGACAGGTGGGGATGCTGACGCCAGAACGCGATCACTTCAGCCCGATCTGCCAGGGGCAGGGCGTCAATATAATGGGTCTGATACGGCCCCAACACATGCCGCTCCTGCACGGGGTGGTACGGGTTGCCCTGGGCCAGAATCACATAGCTGTCGCGGGGTTTGGATTTAACAAACTCATTCTCAGGCTTTTCCATGACCGTCTCAAAATAGGGGCGTCCCAGGGGTTTGGGCGGGTCCATGGGTGCGGGGTGGATGGGGAATTCCGCCAGCCTGAACAGCTCACAAACACGCGCTGACAGATCAGCAGGGCATTCGATCCAGCCGTCGCGAACGTCCAGAATGTCGTAGCCCTTGGTCTGGATCAGGCGGTCAAAAGTGAACCAGGTGCCCGACGTTTTGCCGGTGGCAACCAGGCACAGTTGGGTCAACTGCTCTTTGATGGTCTTCCCTGCCAGGTCTTCAGCCTTCACGGCGTACCGGATCGGGCCTGCCTCACAGGCGACTTTGGGCTTAGCGAAAATAGAAAGCTGCTCAGCCATGGGTGACACTCGCCCAATCCAGCAGCAACCGGCTCAGCTCTGCCGCCTTCAGGTTCTTGTCATCGCCTTCCAGCGGGTTGCAATAGACCGGGGTTTTATTTGGGTATAGGACGATATAGGCGTTCGGGTTGCGTGGGTCTTGGATGTACCCGGTGCGCTCCTGAACAGGCTTGCTGGTGTCGTGAATCGTGATCATGCTGCCTCCTCTAATCCTCTCTGTCTATCTCTCTCAGCCGCGCTTGCTGCCCCAGCCAACTTATCAACCCGCTCGTTTTCAGCCTGGCCATTGTGCCCCCGAACCCACAGCGCCCGGACGGTGTGGACCTGGAGCAATTCCCAGACCTGTTCCCACAAATCCTGATTGGCCACAGGCGTTTTGCCTGCCGTCATCCAGCCGGATTTGACCCAGCGCCGCAGCCGTGAGGGCTCCATGATGCCGTCCACCACGTACCGACTATCACTGTAGAGCGTCACTTTGCAGGGCTTCCGCAGGGCTCTCAGGCCGAAGATCACGCCGCTCAGCTCCGCAATATTGTTTGTGGCGCTCTCGATTTGCCCGCTCAGCTCCCGCTCTTTGCCGTCCATGATCAGCAGGGCTCCCCAGCCACCGGGGCCAGGATTCCCGCGATTGCTGCCATCGGTGTACAGCGTGACCTCTGGCAGGCTTGCGCGGGCTTTGGCAGGCTTCTGCTCAGGCTCAGAGGGTGCGCCGGGCGCGGGGGCAGGTTGTGCCACCGGCTCAGCCACAGGGACAGGCTCACTGATGGCCGCGCCTCTGGCTTGCAGATAAACCTGAACCGTGGCCAGACGCAGGCGCTCTGAAGGATTGGGCCATCCCATGCACAGCAGGGACAGATAGCCCAGTTCAGCCTCTACCGTGCGCAGTTGCAGGGTGCAGAGGGTTACCCACAGGCCAGTGTCCACGCCGTCAGGGCAGGGCAGGGTCAGGCTGGTGTCTGTCTGGATGCTCACGCTACAGCCTGCAAGGGAGCAAAGTGACGGCGGATAAAGTCATCAGCGTCCACAATGGCCAGATGGCGGGCTTCATTGCTGAACAGCAGGCCACCACTGATCGCGGCCTCCCATTTGCCGGTGATCGGGTTGTGCCGGGTGTCAACAGTCAGCAGCATGGGGGCGGCTGTTTTGGGGTTCAGGACGGGCACCGATTTGATGCGCTGCCAGACAAAGCTTTTGAGGTGATCCATGGGGTGTTCCTTTCGGGTATGTGTTACAAAAATGGCGGTCAGAGCGGCCCGCCCAACCAACACAAGAATCTCCTTGATATTTTTTGTTTGCTCTGATTCGTTGATCTGTTGCCCTGAGTCATCATCAGGCCGGGAATAGGGCGATCCTGGCGACGGGCCGAAACCCGTTTCGACTTTACGCTTTTGGATAACCTTCTCCCTTCTTATGATCGCCGTAGCCGTCGCCGTAGCCGTCGCCGTCGCCGTCGCCGTAGCCGTAGCCGTCGCCGTCGCCGTCGCCGTCGCCGTCGCCGTCGCCGTAGCCGTAGCCGTAGCCGTCGCCGTAGCCGTAGCCGTCGCAGTAGCCGTAGCCGTAGCCGTCGCCGTAGCCATAGCCGTCGCCATAGCCGTCGCCATAGCCGTCGCCGTCGCCGTCGCCGGAGAACAATAAAATAGGATGGACGGCTCCGGCTATCACCCTGACCGCAGAGCCCAACCGTTCAGCAATGGCGTCAAACGTGGCTTTGCAAACCAATCTGGCTTTTTGAAACGCGGTTTTATCACCGTCCCGATCACTCTGCCCGCCACCTTCAGCAATCCAGACGGTCTTCCCCTCTTTTGTCCCCCCCCATTTTGCGGGGGCGTTGGTCAGATGGAATCCTGTCTTGCAGGCAACAGCCTTTTGGCCTTTCGGCAGTTCATGCCAGGAACCCGGATGGTTTCCTTGGGGAAGACCCCAGAACATTTGCCCGCCATTGCAAGCGCTACCTTGCGGCCCCAGAACTTTGAAAAGAATTTCTTCCTCAACTTGAGCAACCATGAATCAGCTCCAGGGCTCACTCTGCCAGGCTTCGACGGCGGCAGGTGTGCATTCGCTGATGCTGGTCACTTTTTCAATCGTCATCGAAGGGGCTGCCGGAGTGATGCGGCAATCATCGGTCGGCCCGGTTGCTGCCAGGGCAACAAAGCCCTTGATGCCTCGCCATTGGACGCAGCAGCGGGATTGAGAAATGATCGCCGTCCGGCTCTCGGGGTCATAGCTTTCAAGATCACCCTGGAAGACACCACGATGCTCTGTCGTTACCAGCACGGGTGACTTCTGTTCGGCTTTCGGGTCAAAATTTGCGGCCATTGTGTTACCTCTGTGTTTAATTCGCCTTTGAGTCTCTTCAGGCCGGGAATAAAGGCGTTTCCGGCGACAGGAGCGGAGCCCCTGTTTCGACAGTTAAACCTTAGCCATCTCCTGCTTATGCAGCGGGCTTCCAGGCATTCCACCCTTGTTCGCCGCTTTGGCTTGGAGTGTTTTGATCACGTCGCTGGCTTGGTCTTGGGTCAATTCCTTGTACTTCAAGCCCTTGGCCTTCACAAAATCCAGCAGGTCTTGACCATCCATAACCAGCTCATGACAGAGGTTTTGGATCTCTGTGCTTTGGGCTTCGGTCATCATGGCGGGCTTGGGCTTGCTCTGATAGCTCTTGCTTTGCCCGCCGCTTTGCTGGCCTGAGCGGTCCAGGCCGCGCTGCCGGATATGCTTGGTCACATCCCAGATGCGCTTTCCATCGTGGGCAGGAGCGAATTTGTTGTTGCCGATGTCGATCACTTCTTTGATGCGAATGATGTCCAGGCTGTAGAGAAACCGACCGATTCCCCATTTCACAGCGGCCCGCTTGAAGGCATCACTGGCCTGGCCCTTTTCTGCTTCAATGTTGGATTCAGAGCCGCAGTCTGATTTCGTGACCCATTCGCCGTCCACCCGGATCTGAAGGTCACAGTAGACATTGCCGGATACTTCGCGGTAGTGGTCCTGCCAGTTTGCGGGGCCGACAATTTGATCCAGCAGGTCCATGACCTGACGGGCATCGACGTAGGCCACACAGTTGCAGCCGTGCTTTTTGCATTCCTGCACGCGCCATTTATATTCAGGGCGGGCTTGGTGAAGTTCTCTCAGGGTGTCCTCAGTGACGGTCCTGACGGTTCTTGCGAGGGGTGCGCCCGGCGCGGTATTGCTCATCTGTTCAATTCCTTTTCTATCTGTCTTCAGTTGAAGCGGTGGGTCTGGATGGCCAGCAGGTTCTGAATCTGGCAGGCGGTTCTCTGGAGCTGGTCCAGAACGAAGGGGGGCAGGCTGGTGGTTCCCGGCAGGTTTCCGGCTGGCATTGCAAACCGGGGCGTCTGGCGAATCAGGCTGATCAGGTGGATGATCAGAACCAGCAGGATCAGGAGGAGCAGGTTAGTTATTACCATGTCCCACCCCCATTTCAACGACCCGCGTTCGGTAATTCTCGATCAGCAGGTTCGGCTTGCCGCAGGGCAGAGGCGGCAGGACAAGGGGGCGTCTGCCTGTGGGGGTCTTGGGTGCAGGGCTGGCCTGGACCTCTCGATATCCCCGGACATGCAGAAGCAGGGCGCGGGTCTGATGCGACTCTTTGAGAGCCAGAAGGCTGATGATGATTGAGATAGCAGTGATAGCGACTGAGAAAAACATGCTTAGGAAACCTCTTTTTTAATCTTGCTTGTGATGAAACCAGCCAGCTCAACAACTTTGGCAATCACCCCTGCTGGCTGACCGTAGTGCTGCTGACAAACATCCTCGATCAACTGAATCAGGGAGCGATCACCCCTGATCCAGAGCAGGGCCAGCAGACGGACAAGGGGATCGGAGTGGGGATAGACACGCATGTAAAGCGACATAGCGACCTCTTTTTAACTCAGCAGAATCAGCGAATTTGAAGATTCTGGCGCTCCACCAGAACGGCACCGGGGACCATTCCGCCCATCAGAATGTGGCGCTTGATGGCGTCTTTGTCGGGGCTGTAAACGATCTTGCTGGCCTGGTAGATACCCGGCAGCTCCTCGGTCAGGCAGTTGATTTCAATGGCCTGGCTCTTGCGGAAGCTCAGCTTGTAGTGAGCGGTTTCAGCCTTGTCCAGGCCCTGCTGAGTCATGGCTGCGCTGATGCGTTCCCGCAGGCGCTCAGCAGCCTTCTCTTCGGCCTTGGCCATGTCGGTCAGGCGCTTGGCTTCGGTCTTGAGGTATTCAGCGCGGGCCATTTTCTGACCAATGACGGCTGCATAGGCGTCGGCTTTCTCGCGAAACTCAGCGGCGTTGATTTCAAGCTCAGCGTTCAGGGCGTCGATCTGGCTCTGGTCCAGATCGTCAGATTCAAACGATTCTTCGAGGCGGCTCAGGATGTCCTGATAGTCGTTCTGGATTTGGTAAAGGGTCTGCGTTTTCATGGGAGGCTCCTGTGTGTGTTTTGGGAGAGAGTGAGAGAGAAGAGACTGAGGCGAGAGATGGGAAGGGCGGGGCCTTGCGGCCCCTGTTCTCTACCCGTGGCGTCTGATGGGTCTGCCCTGCAACTGAGGGATGATAGCTGCCAGCAGGGCGTCCGTGGCGCTGGCAGGCTTGGCCGGTGTGAGGATGCCGGTGGGGTCAATGTTACGCTTGGGGGCGGTCCCGGCTTTGCGCTCAGCTTTGCGGCCAGCCATCAGGGCAACCAGCTCTTCAGGGGTCAGGGTGTCGTCGAGGTCGTCATTGACTTCAGCGATCAGGGTTTCAAACTCGATGTCAGCCTGTGCGGTTTCAGCTTCGGCCTGGATCATCATGTCGATCCGCAGGTCGTATTCTTCCAGGGCTGCCCACAAATCATCTGCTTCGTGCATGTAAGCCTGGATGTCCTGGTAGTCGTAATCATCCTCGTCGCCGGGCTGTGCCAGGGCAATGATGCTCTGCACTTCATCCAGACGGCGGGCCATGTCGCGGCGATTGGCCTGCATGGTTTCCAGCTCAGTGGGGGCGGGCTTGGCGACGGGAGCTTTGGGGGCGACGGCGAATGCGGGATGCTGGGGGTTCAGCGCGGGGGCGGCAACAGGCTTGGGGGTGACATCGGGGCCGCTCTTGAGGCGGTCGATCAGGACAACACATTCAGCGGTGAGCTGTTCGGGGGTGATTCCCCGCTCGATGCAGCGCACTTCGTTGGAGTCGACCAGGCCGGTGCGGATGGCCAGCATGTGCTTGCAGCAGGCTTCCTTTGTACGCTCGTCGAAGTGGCTGCCGCCACGGTTCACGCGGTCGGGGCAGTTGCACTCCCAGGCGCGCGCACCGTACTTGGCGCAGGCTTCAGCGGTGGTTGCGGGGGAGGGGGCGGTTTTGGTTTTCATCTTGGGCTCCTTCAGGGTCTGTGGTTTGGTTGGTGAATTGCTTCTAGTAATATTCTACTACACTACAGCAAAAAGTCAACATATTTAGTCATATGTTACTTGACCCCAGATCTCTAGATGAGTATGATTGGTAAACGGTCACTAAAATGATTAGGAGAAAATTGCTATGATTGCCGCATCACAGATACGGAAAGAGCAATCGGTGATTTCCCTAAAATTTGAGAAGAATTTACTTAAGGAATTGCTAAAAATTACCAGAGACCCAGACACGGGTTTGCTGGGTTTGAAGCAAGAAAGATTTGCCGTGCTCTGCAAAAGGGCTGCGGAAGATCTTGGCATTTCCGATAAAGTTAAGGTGTCTCAAAAGACTGTTAGCAACTGGACAAGCGGTGAGACGGCTCCCGATGTTTTTCAGGCTACAGCCATGGGGAAAGTGCTGAATGTGTATTTCTTAGCTGATTGGGGCAATGTGACAAATAATGACGGGTTTCTTGAAATGCTAAAGGCCTCCCACCATTAATAGGTAGAAGGCCTCAGCAATTCACCACCAGCCAAATCGGAAGGTGGGCGATTCAGGAACCACCCCAAATCAGAGTCCAGCATAGCATAAACATGATTTAGTGACCGCAACCAAAAGTTGAGGTCTTTTCATGATGGCGCTAATTAATTTCACCCACAACAACTACATCACACCCCTCCTGGCCATCATCAAAGCCCGCCTGGGCATAGATGTCGAGGTGGCCGCATGAGCCCTGGTTATAGAGCCGCAGCCTCCAGAGCTTGCCCGGCGGTGGCTTCATGAATTGTGCTGATTTGAATGAGGCGTCTCAATCAGGGGTGTTTCAATTGGGCTTGATAGTAGGGTTTATGGCGATGTTTTTGACACTCCTACTTTCTGTAGCAGTCCGAAAAATATGAAATCTGTGACCACAAAACAACAGCCGAGGTAAAGAAATGTCTTGCAAACGCTACAGCTACAAATGGCCCGGCCTGGCCAAGTTCACCGAAGCCCTGGCCAGCCTCAACAACAACCCGACCGCCACAGCAAAACATTTTGGCGTGTCGAAGTCCACCGTCTACGAGTGGATTAAGCTCAACAATCTTCAGCACTCTGAAGACACTCAGCCCGCAGCACAGCCGCAGACTGAAGTGGCCCTGGTCTGCTTCGACCGCTCTGACGTTCGCACCCAGATTGTATCAGAAGAAATCTGGTTCAATCTGTCCGACGTTTGCCGGGTGATTGACTACCAGAACGTCAACAACGCCTTGAGACTGATCGAATCGGATGACTTCCAAAAATTAGAAGTGACCGATTCTATGGGCCGACCCCATGCTGTGACGTTTATTTCTGAGCCCGGCCTCTATCAGTTCCTCCTCTCCTCTAGCGTTCCGCTGGCCAAGCCTTTCAAACGCTGGATCACCAAAGAAGTGATTCCAGCCATCCGAAAGACCGGCAGTTATTCGATGGCTCCGGCAGCTCCTGCCAATAACAGCCTCCCCCAGTGGGCCGAAATGCTCATGCAGCAGATGGGCGGCACAGTGATCGAGGTCCGGCAGCAGCAGGCAGCGCAGCAGCAGCAAATCGAACAGATGCAGCAAACTGTGGCCGCAATGCCCACAGTTGCCGCTGATGAGGTGCTGGCCCGGCTCCAGGCGGTCGATTCGCTTAAGACCCACCTGCATGACCTGGTTGATGCCATTGTAACCCGTGCCCGCGAGTATCCGCCTTCTGACGCCTACGCCTGGCAGTACAGCCATTATCAACGGGCCTGGAAAGCGGTGCATGAATGGGCTGTGCCAAAGGTCAAAAGCAAAGCGGAATACCGCACAACTGCCCAGGTGCTTTCTGCCATCCGTGGCGCTGAGATGATTCTGAGCAAGATGGGTGTGGAAGCCCCGCCTCAGCCTCAGCAACTGACGATCAACCTGTTTGACCATCACGCAGCCGGATAACTGCCGGGCATTGCACCCAGGGCCGTGGGGCTCTGGCTACTGTGCCCACAGTAAACCAAAGACCCTGACCGTAAGTGAACCTTGACAACCTTTCGATTCAGCCAGTAACGATTCCCTCTGATGCGTCGGGAAAATAGCATCATGGAAAAGGTTCATCCACCTGTGTTTTGTGAGGGAAGCTAAAGCCCTATGCGTTTACCTTTGCGCACACATGACCAAACGGATGAACATCCTGCGGTAGCTTAACTGGCAAAGCGCTCATTCAGCCATGGCTGAGAGATGATGGTTCGAATCCATCCCAAAGGGCTTACGCAACAAAGAAGTGTAAACGTGTCGGTGGTACAGCGCAAAATGGCCAACGTGCTGACGCAGGTATCTGAACCAAAATAGGCAGAACCCGCGCACAGTAGCAGAGGCCCTGATCAAATGGGGTCAGGCTGTACGGCAATACCCAGGCAAAAATGGGAAGTCCAGCTTACTGGTGCACTAGTAGGAAGGCCGCTTGCCAGAGCGTATCTGGCACCTGACGGGGTGGTCCAATGGTAGGACGTCGGCACCATGTGCTGAAGATGCTGGTTCAAGTCCAGCCCCTGACACTTGTGTCCAGGTGTTGCATCCATGGCACAAAACCGCCCACCCCAGCATCAGCCGGAGCGCCGTCAACCAACCGCACTTCTGCTCAAATGGGGAAGCCCCGCAGCTTTTAAAGGCAGTTGCGGGCCGTCCTAATCGTGGGGTTCACCAGTGCCTTAACTGGTCAGCTTGGGACCATGGCCCTTGCTGTGATCGCTGTTCGCCCCCTCATGAGCTTCAGCAGCGATCACAGCAGGAGCCGATTCTCCCTGCTTTCTCCTTTCAGCGCGATCCCTGCTGGTTCACGGGCCAGCATCCGGCCCCGTGCCGGTTTTCTTTCGCATCGGCAACAGGTGCCCCACCGCCCAGACGTTCCAGCGGTGGCTTGGTTCAACTCCAGGGTTGCGGACTATTAATCACAGGAGGCCCCGATATGGCCCCCAACTGCCCCACCGAACATCAGGAGCAGGTTTATTTTATCCGCGAGTTTGAGCGGCTTTACCCCGATCACCGGATCTTTGCCATCCCCAACGGTGGCAGCAGACACAGGCTGGAAGCAGCCAACCTGAAGCGCGAAGGCGTGACCAGTGGCATCCCTGACCTGTTCTGCCCCTCATTGGGCCTGTGGGTAGAGATGAAGAGAGAAAGAGAGAGTCGGATCAGTCCAGAGCAAAAAGAATGGCTGGCCTACCTGGATTCCCTCGGATACAAGACCATCGTGGGCCGTGGGGCAGCGGATGCCCTGGAACAAGTCAAACAATATTTTGAAAGTGGCGAGGTGTCGTTATGGTTGAAATTGCTGAAAGTGCTCAAGGAATTGCGGGCGAAGTGGCCCAAAGTAGCGGGTTAGACCTGAAGCCCTTGAATGATCAGGTAGTGATTGAAATGGTTGCCTTCGGTGAGCGGTCGGCAGGCGGGATCATCTATTCCGAGGCCCAGCAGAAGACAATCACCTGGAAAGGAAAGGTTCTGGCTGTGGGTCCGGGCAAGCAGCTCGCCAACGGCAACCGGGCAGAGATGGAGGTCGCGGTCGGTGATCTGGTTCACTACACCGCCTATGCTGGCACCGAGATCAGCCGCCAGGGCCTGAAGCTGCGCATCCTGAGCGAAGCCGATATTCTGGGCGTATACGGGGAAGCCGATGATCAGCCCTGAGCAACACCAGATCCAGCAGATGATCGCCGTGCTGCGAATGGCAGACGCGGCCATTGAACAGAACCAGCCCGCTCAAAACGTGCTGGAAATCCTGGGCAGCGTTCTCCCCTCGCTGGAATTCAACACGCAATTCTGGCAGATGAAGGCCGGTGTCACCCCCGCGCCCGGCGCACCCCCTAAGCCTGCCCCTGCCAAAGTGCAGCCGACTGAAGCAAAGGCAAGCAAGGCCAAAGCGAAGCCTGATGAGCCGGTTCTGCAAGTTGTAAAAAAAAAACGGGATAGGCCCGTACCGGCGCGGGCGAACGATGGGCCTGGAAAGCCCGATCCATGTCCCCCGGTTCAAGGCAGCGGCGCAGAAGTTCATGCAGGATCAGGACTTGACCTGGGCACAGATGGCGCAACTGTTGGGCGGCCCGAAAGCAACCAAACGGACGCTGCAAAACCTCTTCTTCCGCAAGAAGGAGGGGATCATGTGGACCAGCTACGGGGCGTCCATCGAGAAGGTTCTGGGATCGTCAGTGATGGCAACAAAGGAGGAGATCGCGCAATGCCAACAGCAGTAATTGAGCGGATGAAATTTACCAAAGCGGGCCTGCTGGCCGGTGATGATCCGGTTCCTGAAGTCAAGGAGCCCAAGATCAAGCTGGTCCACAACAAAAGCCAGCTCAAGCCAGAGGGCAGGGCAGAGGCTCAGGCCAAAGCCTGCAACCCGAAGCGGGCAGCAAAGGCCCACGGTGGCCCTGGCCCCGTCAAGACCCCCGGCTCTCACCCCTGGCGTCCGCCCATCCCTGACACCGTTGACCCCAAGCGCGTCCCGGTCAAGGTGGACACACGCCAGCAGCCCGCCCCCAAGCCTACGGTGGAGCGGATAAGGGTCAGTACCAAGCCAGAGCCTACCAGGGCCACAGACGCGGGCCTGATGCCAAAGCCCATGCCCCGGATGACTCAGCCAAAGCAAAAAGGGCAGTTTGATGGACGCTGGATTGACGCAGCGGTGCAACAGGCCAACAGCAGAGTTAAGCCCCCGGTACCGGCGGGCAAGCGCAGCTATCAGGCAGGGCCGTTCTGGACAGACAACCTGAGCCTGAAGTTAACTCTGCCCCGGTCTGAGTACCCAATGCAACAGAAGATCCAGGATCGGTTTGTGTCAGAGCACGGGGCGATGCTGGAACATACCTATCCCAGCTACGAAGCGGCTCAAAAGGCTGCTGATCAGGCCGCAAAGATCTTTGCAGGCATGGCAGTCAGAACCGGCGTGACTGCCGACATTGACGACGTTCTGGACGATGACAACGATTAAGCCAAAGGAAGGAATTGAGCTGTGAGCATCAAAACGACCCCCATTGACCCGATCCCCACAGGCCCGAACAGTTCATCTTATCAAGAATATTTTGCGGCCAAAGATGACCCCATGGCCGCTGTGCTGAACCAACTGGACGCTGACGAAGCCAGGGCCAAATCCGGTGATCTCTCTGCTGTCGTGGCCCTCGATGCCCCGAAGCCGAAGCGCAGAGGACCGGCAGAAGTGGTGATTCACCTGACCTATGCCGAGGCGTTTGGCCTGGCCAAGACCCGCATGGACCGGGCCGCAGAGATGCAGCAAGCCATCCTGGCAGGGGAGGCCGCAGACCTGAATGCTCAGTTTGACCTCACCCGCGAAGCGCAAGCCCTGCTGGCTGTGGCGGACCCTGAAAGCGGATTGGGCCTGGTGGCAAAGGTGATCCGCTGATGACTGCTCAGCGTCTGGCAATCCCCGGTGATTATCTCTACAAAAACGCCAAAGAAAAGCACTGTGTTTTGACTGAGGTAACGTCTTCAGAAGTTCTATTGCCCGTTCAGTTTTTTGCCGACCTGTGCAACCTGCTGTCAGACCTCACCAAGATTTCAATAGCTGAAGACGTTTTAAACAACGCGATTGCGCGGGAAACACTGACCCGCATGATTTCACCAGCCAACCCGACTGAGCTGGCGCAGACCATTAACAGCGGGTCTTCAATAGCTGTAATTGTGGCCCTGCTCCTGCGCATCCCGCCCACGGTTAAGCCGAGGGTGGGGCCTCGCAGAAAGCTGTCAATCGGTGAGCGGCGATCCATTTTCAAGCTGTTGTACAGCTATGGGGTGGGCTGTGCTGAAACTGGTTGCTGTGGCATCCCCAGGATGCTGTGGGCCGGGAAAAGTGAGCCGGCAGAAACCGCTGATCGCACGGTGCTGTGGGACGACAACACAGCGCGGGCACTCAGGAGGTCTGCCGGTGGTTATTGAGCCGAAATTCTCACCCACCTTTGAAGAGGTGCAGGCCGCCTTTCGCCAGGCCCACAAGGATCAGGCTCAACCAAAGCCACCCACGATCAAGCAGAAGCAGTGGCGAATTAAAGCCGACGCCTTGTTCCGCTCCGAGAATCTCAGGTGTCGAAAGGGCTGCGAATGCAGCGCCTGCCATATTTTATCCCAAGCCAGAAAAGGAATTTACGAGTGATGCAAACCATGGAAAAAATCAGACCCGCCACAAGCGACAAACACGGGATCATCCGCGTTTGGGACAACCACGATCAGGAGTACAAGGATTCAAGCCAGTTCTGGATTGACGGGGATATGATACTCCGGCTGCACGGCGACACCAGCCGCGAACCTCAGACCCGCTGGACCGGTGAGCGATATATAGGGTTTCAAGACAGCCAGAAAAAAGACCTCTATTTTGGCGATATCCTCCACACCAAAGGATTTGACCATGGCCAAATCAACTCTATCGGCCCAAGCCTGTTTATGGTCAAGTTGCTGGGCACACAACTGGTGCTGGAATCGCTTGATCTGATGATTATCCCCACAGAAAAAATCACCAGCAAATTCACCCGGATCGGCACTATTCACGACCATTTCAGAATTCTTGAAGAAAGAGCGGCGGCATTACTATGAGCGCAACCAATCAAATCAACCTGGCAGACATCATCCTTGGACCCCCCAAGCGTCCCGTGGTCCCGGCCCGTGTCGCCTCCCTGGCAGAAAGTATTTTCCGCATCGGGGTTCTGCAACCCGTGATCCTGGACGAAGGTAAGAACCTGCTGGCAGGGCGTCACCGCTATCTGGCCTGTCAAAAGCTGGGCATGACCCAGATCCCCTACACCACCCCGGAGAAGGTGAAAAGCAGCTACAGTGCCCGCTTAGCTGTGCTGTCAGAAAACCTCTACCGCGAAGAGTTGACCGCCCTCCAACGCTCCGAATGGGTGGAGGAATACGAGAAGCTGACCGACGAGATGGACAACTTTGAAACCGCGCCCGGCGCACCCCGGACCACCAAGCAGAAGGCGGAAGCTATCGGCATGTCTGAACGTACCCTGCAAGAGTGCAAGCAGATTGCGAGCAAACTGGCTCCAGAGGTCAAGCAGGCCCTGGAAGGGACTGAAGTGGCCGACAGTCAGAAGCAATTGCTCCAACTGGCCCGGATGACCCCTGAGCAGCAGGCCGAAGCGGTGGAAAAAATCATGCGCGGTGAGGCCGCGTCTGTCCATGTCGCCCACAACTCAGGCAATAACGAATGGTACACACCCCCGGAATTCATCGAGGCGGCACGGCGCTGCATGGGCTCCATCGACACCGATCCGGCATCCTCAGACATTGCCCAGCAGACGGTCAAGGCGGGGCAGTATTTCACCGCTGAACAGGACGGTCTGACCCAAGCCTGGTCTGGGAATGTCTTTCTTAATCCGCCCTATTCCCACCCACTGATGGGCCAATTTGCTGAAGCTGTGGGCGGCAAGTTTGTCGAAGGGGAGATCAGCCAAGCGGTTGTCATGATCAACAACGCCACCGAAACCGATCATTTTCAGATGCTCCTGATGGCAGCGGCAGCGGTCTGCTTCCCTGATGGCCGGGTGAAGTTCCACACCCCCGAAGGAGGCCCGCTGAAGACCCCGCTTCAGGGTCAGGCCCTGCTGTACTTCGGGCACAACCCGGCAGCGTTCAAGGCTGAGTTTGCTGGCTTCGGGGCTGTGCTGTTCACCGAGTCTGGCATTGAGCAGATGCAGGCGGTTGACCCCGAACCAGTGAAGGAGCTGGCGCATGTCTAAACCAGATAAGACCGTCGGCCCCACCGAAACCACCAAGGGCGTCAGCGATGCCCAGCAGGCCCGGATCAGGGAGCTGGAAGAAGTCAACCGGCGGATGACGGCTGAGATTGCCGACGCTCACACCAGCATTGCTACCTATCGCGCTGAACTGGAGTTTCACAAAAACGCCCTGGCAGATCTCCGGGCCGACAGAAAATATCAGGTGGGTTACGCCGAAGGTCTGGAGCAGGCTTTGTTGCTGATCTTTGGCGGTGGCCACCCGTTACCCCCGGTACGCCAGCAACCGACACGCCCAGGGCCTGAAAGCCTGTAGACCCCAGCATTTATGCAGGCTCCTGCGTTTCTCTGGTTTCGCAGGATGCCCGGCCAACCGGCGACATGATAACCAGAACTTTGTATTTTACTGTATACACGATAACTTAAATAAAAAGAGGCTGAAAATGAGTCATAGTCAGGGGCTTGATCCGTCGCCCAAAAACGGTATACTGAAAGAGGTCAAAAAAGTATTTGACCGCCCTTATGGCAACCATGGTCAGTGGAAGCCCGGACGGTCAAATGTTGTTTCACTGTTCTCACCTACGAAGCTGAACAGAGAACAACCGAAAAATCTACTAAGATGCATTCTATCCTATTTCAGGATTTCTTGCAACGGTTGCTCTTTTTACGCCTGTGCGGTGCGCTCAGTGATTACCCCAATCACCACAGGAGCAAACCAATGAATCCAGATTCTAATCCACACACAATCCAAAAGATTGACGACCCCAATTCAATCCAAACCCCACGCCAGTTTTTTGAACTTATGCGTTACATGGAAGAGCCAGAAATCCGCGTAACCGGATGTTTGGTTGAAAAGACTTTTGGCTACGATAAGCAGGCCGATGTCATGAGCATCAGTCAGCTAGTCGAAGAAACCGGCATGAGCAAGCCAAGCGTGATTAAGGGTGTTCGCCAGGCTGAAGCCAGGGGCACCGCCTTTGTGTTCAAGTTCGGTGAGCCAGGGTCTGAGTTCAAGCTGATCATGATGAGCACAAAAAAGAACCGTCGCCTGCTGGCCAAGTATCTCGACGGCGAATACACAGATTATGAATTTCTGCTGATGTGCGGAATCACCGTTAAGTCCCTCAAGGGGGAGAAAAATATCAGCAGAACACAGAATACTGCCCGTCAAAGAATGTCAGGGGGGACCGGTAAACGAAATTTACCGGTAAACGAAATTGACACACAGATCCCAGATCCGGATCTTACTCTCTCTATTACAGTTAACTCTCTCTCTCTCTCTAGTTCTGAAGATCAAGATCTTAACTCTTCCGCAGAGATCGCGGGCGTGATCGTACCGGAAGCGCCAGCAGAGGTCAAGCTGGTTGAGAGAGAGGAAGAGAGTTTTTTGAGTGAAGATCGGGAGAAGGAAGAAAACGCCAGAGAGAGAGCCCGGAGGCAATCGCTTGATCCGGACTGGTCGGGAATTCCTGAGCACGTCGAGGTGGTGAGAACGCCAGGACTGTCTGAGCTTGCGCCTGAAATCATCAGTGCATTCAACAGCCGATCCCCAAGAAAAGACCCCCCCGTTCCGGCTACCCCCCCAAACGTCGAGGCCCTGGATCTTCCCCCCGATCAGGTCGCCGCCAGAGAGGCCAAGAAGCAGGAGGAGATCGCGAGGTATAAGGCTTACATGGCCAAGGAAAAGGCCCAAAAGGAGCTGAGTCAGGGCATTGTTCCGGCCATTGCGGAAGCTCCAGAGCAGACAGAAACACAGTCGGATTTGCAGCCGGTAGAAGACCCCGCGCCCGGCGCACCCCCTGAACCTGTGGATGCAGTTAAGCCGGAATTCCCCGTGCCTCCCCGCGATATTTTGACGCCACCAGTCTGGGCTCCCAAGCCTCAAAAGCTGACCCTGGAAGAAATTCAGGCCCGGTTGCAGAAAAAGCAGCAGGAGCGAACACCGGAGCAGATTGCCAGAATTGCGGAGCGTGAGCGCCAGGCGCAAGAGGCAGAGGCAAGGCTGGCCAAAGTCGGAAACTTCAGCATGACGCCCAGTGACACCTTGGCCCGGAAAGAGCAGGAATCGAAGCAGAAGGCCAGCTCTGAAAAACAGGCATGGATTGAGCAACAGCAGGGCGCAGAGATTGAGCGTTTGCTGGCCATGGGTGACGCTGCCCTGGAAGAGGTTTACCGGATCAACTTGGAACCACTGAACCCGAATCCCGCAAAGGATTCGGGTAACCTGCGAAAGCTGAAAACCTGGTACAAACAGGCCGGCGCAGACGCTAGGGCTGCAACCATCAAGGCTGTCTGGCAGGCCAAAGCCGAAGGCATGTATGCGATCAGAGCTGTCAGGGAGAGGTTAGCAGACCTGGGGTTTATGTCGATGGGTGAAGGAGGATGGGCTAATGTCTGATCGGGAAAAAGCGCCTGATTTCATTTTTGTTGTCTACACCCGGATTCCTCGCCTTTCTCGACCCGTTTTTGAGCGGGGCATTCTGAGAATTGAGACAATTTTTCAGGATGTTGTGGTGACGCCAAAGGCTCGGGATCAGTGGTATGAGGGTTTGATTTCGTTCCCTGATTATGTATTTGAAGGCGTTTGCCAATATTGGACAAGCCACATGCGGCATTTCCCCTCTTGCCAAGATCTTGGGGAGTTGTGCTTTAAAGCATTCCCTCAGAGAGAATTTGAAATTGACGCTGAAGCCACGATTACCAAGCGCCGAAAACTTGAGGAATTAGAAAGAAGATCAAAGGCTGGCGACTTTGATAATCTGACTGAAGAGGACTTGCTTGGCGATGTCTAAACAAACCGCTCTCCCCCTCTTCGACTCCCCCGCAGAAACGCCAGGCCCATCGTTCAACCTGCTGGTGATTGCCCCGGTTTACCCAAGCCAAGGGCTAAAGGTTTCACGCCAGATGCAGATCCCCTTTGTTCCGTTCTCAGGTTTGCGCCTGAGCCTGGAAAAGCTGGATCTGTTGCTGATGCGTGTCAGTTGGAGCCCTGCCAAATCTATGTTTACGGCAGAGGCTGACGGCATCTCTGAGCGCCAGGCCAAGCTCCTGGTTAAGCAGGGATGGGAAGCGAAAGGGGGTAAGGATGTCTGAACGAATGATCGGTTTTGGCTCATGCCAATTTTGTGGAAAAGACGTGGTTCAGTATGGTGATGAGGCCGATTGGCAGCATAAAGAATCGGGTAAAATAATGTGCGAAAATGGCGAATGGGCCGCAGAGCCAAAGCACGTTACGGTCTATCAGCAATCGTTTATTCAAGCTCTCTCCCAAGCTGGCAAAGCTGGCGCTCAAGCTGGGGAACGGTTTGGAAAATCAATTTTAAACGAATCCCCAGAGATTGACCCGCCGTTTTATGATCTGGTCGAAGAGAAAATTAAAATGCTGACAGTCGGTGATGCCCAGGAATTAATGCGCCTGGTTTCACAATTCATCAGCGCCCATGAAATTGAAGATCCAGCAGAGAAAGAGCAGGCGTCAAAACGCAGGGTTGCCTATTTGGTTTCCATTGGCGCTGACGCAAGGAAGACGACGACGCAGGGTTGCAAAGATGCCTGAACAAATCTCTCCTCTCTCCTCTGCTGCTGGCCTCCCCCTTCTCCTGGCAGAGCATGATCGCCTGCTGGATGAGGTGGAGAGGTTGGAGTGGGTACGGGCTGACCTGCTGGCAGATCTGAGCCTGTCAGCCAGGGCCGTGCAGCGGTGTGACTGTGGCGCGTGTCAGTCGCCGGAGTTGTGGCGGCGGGTGTGTGCGACGTTGGCGGGCAATGGGGGTTTGGTCCGTGGCTAGAGAAAAGTTCAGGGTAAACAAAGACATTGGCAAAGCCAAAAACATTGTCTGTGTGGGACAAACAGAAGTGCAGGACATGAAGCGGGCGGCAAAAAGAAAATACCGCCGCCGCGTTAATCAGTCCCTGAAACAGGCCGATGCTGAAACCGGGGATGATGTTGATATTTTAAGCCACAAACAGGAGCTGACAGGGTGGGATATCAGTTGAGCACCTTCGATGGCCTGGACCACACCAGATCGGGGATTGTGCCAGGCAGGTTTATCAGTGCCCACCTTGTGACCCTGAAGCAGGTTAAAGTCCCAGACGGCTCTGAACCCACCGGGGCAGATGCACCACGTACTGATCCCGCGCTCCCTCCTGTGACAGGGCAGGGGCAAGGCGGCGATCAAACAGAAGCGAGGCAGACCAGGGGCAAAAGCGGGCTGGTTTGAGTTCGGGCTTCCCGTCGAGCTGGTCACACAACCGATCCCATTCTTCGACGGAATACCGGCCCGCCTCCTCTATCTGCCGTTGCGCTGCCCGCTTTTCACAATTCACAGGGACACTCCTTATATATATGTATAACCTGATCTCTATTCTCTCTCCTCTCAATCGTCCCAAAGTGTCAGGCGTGACTGTCTGGCATTTGGCAGGGTGTCACAGATTCCCGGCCCTGGCCCTGGCACACTGAGGGCATGGACACCGACCCACACCCCCACCTGACCGCGTTACAGGGTGAGCCCTTTCTGATTGAGCTAACCCCTGCATCCCTGCGTCTGCTGGCCACCGCTGCCAAGCTGGACGCACCAGGGCTTGCTGGCGTGATTGAGCGCAGCACCTGGCACACCGTCAGACTGCTGGCAGGGGAGGCGGGCGTGAGTGAGGAAGTGAATGCCAGGGTTGAAAAAGCGTTTGGGGTGATCGAGCTTTCGACCAGTCAGCCAGAGCCCCTGCCCCTGTGTCAACTGACACCCCGAAGCCTCAAGATTATCCGGTTGGGGAACAAGCTGAGTCAGCGGGCACTGGGTGAGGTTGGCCCTATTTCAGAGGACTATATCCGGTTTCTGGAGACAGGGTTACGCGGGTTTCCAGGGGCGATCAAGGTCAGGAAGCTGGGGAAGGCGTTGGGCGTCCGGTTCTTTGTCCTGTGATTTTCCAGGGTAAGGGCCTGTGAATTTTGGGGGCATCGGGCTGGCATTTTGTCGGGTGGTGGACTATCGGGGATTTTGCCATCACTTTACCCCTGATTTTAACGCCAGGCTATCAGAATTTTTCTGGATTCCGTACCGTGGGTAACACAAGCCACAGTGAAATCGTTATAATTTAATTAGCTTCACTGTGGCGGTGTATGCTTTTGTTTAAACTTTTTCAGCGCAAAAAGTCCCTTTCTCTGCGCGTTCAGCACTTAGACATGCTGTCGCTCAAAGCGGGCGATTTTCTTGTGATTGAATCTGGCGCATTGAGCGAAGAGTTTGTGCGCCAGTTGGCCGACATCAAGAAGCGCATCAGCCAGGGTGAAACTCAGGAGGCGATCCTGTTCATCACGTCGCAAAATACCCGCAAACCATCCCGGCTCAGAAAATGGGCTCAATTTATTTTGAAGCCAAAGGGTTAAATTTTGATGATCAATTTAACCTCTGCTGAACCTTTCGCGAGAATTCAAAAGTGATTCAGCGCACAGACAAAAAACGACCGTTTAACAGAGCCATTCTTGGCGAATAACATGATAATCAGGATTATTATACTTACTCGCTTAAAGAACTTTGTATCAGAAAGGAAATGCCGGAATACGATGACTTTCAATAATCAGGTGAGCCCGTGAACGATCTCCAAACTCCTCCTCTGACCCACAGCACCCCCCAAAATCAGGCTGATCAGCAAAAAGTAAACCCCGCGCCCGGCGCACCCCTGGACCTGGGCGATCAGGCTCTGGCCTACCTGGGTAGCATGAGCCATCGCACCCCCACCGAAGTCTATGACGACCTGCGCAAAATCCTGCGCCAGCCCAAGCCCGTGAATCCCCTGCTGGCTGAGATTGCCCAGGTGATTCAGGACGCGGGCAGATCCACCCTGGAGCAGAACGGGCGCATCCGGCTTCTGCTGATGAACGCGGGCCTGATATGAGTCAGGACCACGCACTCCCCACCCGGCACTTCCCAGATACCGGCACCGCTGCCATGGAATTCCTGCTCAAGAATCACCCCCTGGCCAAAGACAATCAGGAACTGCAAGCGCAGAACCGCGAACTGAGGGCAGAGAATCAGGAGTTGGCCAACCGGCTGGAAAAAGCCTTTCAGGAAACCAGGGCGATCCGGCAGAGGGCAGAGGCCGCAGAGGCCAAGCAAAATGAACTGGTAGAGTTGCTGGTTCAGATAGCTGAATCCGGGGCTGTGTTGGCCTCTGGCAGTCAATCCACGCCCTTCTCAAACCTGGTTTTTGATCTGATTCAGGCATGGACAGATCGCGCTGATGCCGCTGTTGCTGCCAGGGCCATGAATGGGTAAGCACAAAGTTCAGAACGACTTTGCAGCCTTCCAGGACCAGGACGGCAAGTGGGTCGGAATGGCGCTGAGAGACAAGCGGATCGTGGTCCCCGGTCTGAGCGAAGAGGATGCGCTGAGGAAAGCACGGGCTTTGTACAACGAAGTGCAGCAAGATGAGCGGTATCTGGATGGTTTAGCAGAGCAGAGAAAGGTGTGTGAATGAGCGGAATTGTATTATCTGATGCCACCCGCGCAGAGTGCCACAGCAGGGCATTTATCCGGGGCAATGAAGCGTTTAACTCAGGGCTCTGGAATCAGGCGATCATTGCCTACACCGAGGCCCTGCAATACCACGAAACCCCGGATGTGCTGACGAACCTGGGCTTTATCTACCGCATGAATGGGATGCTGATGCAAGCCGCGAAGATGCACAAGCGGGCCATGGAACTGGACCCCTTCCACGCCAAAGCGGCCAATGGTTTAGCGGATTCCCTGGCAGACATGTTGCAGCCTGAGAAGGGCCTGAGCCTGAAAAAAAGAGCCCTGGAATTGTACCCAGCCAACGACCGGCAGGGGCGATACGAAGCCCACGCCCAGCTTATTTTTACGGCCACCACTGTCCTGCCCTTTGCCGCCTATACGCAAGCTATGGCCGACTTCTGCCAGCAGCATCTGAGCGTAAGCCCCCGCCCTGCTGTGATGCCCCTGGGCGTTGAGGGCCGCAAGATCAGGCTGGGTTACATCTCCGGGGACTTCAACCGGCATACAGTGATGGTCCTGCTGGAGCCCCTGTTCTCCCACTTCGACGCCGATCGCTTCTCTCTCTATCTCTACTCCAACACCGACAAGCCCGACGAACGAACGGAGCAGTTAAAGCAGGTGGGGCATTGGCGCGACATCTCCAAGCGCAACGACCGCCAAGCGGCCAACCTGATCGCCAATGACAAGCTGGATCTGCTGGTGGACCTGAGCGGGTATAGCTCAGGTCACCGCTTAAGCCTGCTGGCCCGCAAGCCTGCCCCCCGGATTGCCACAGGGTTAGGATTTATCACGCCCATCAACCACCCGGCGATTGACTTTGCGATTCTGGATGAGTCCATGGTCCCCGACAGCCAGGCCGGGCTCATCTGTGAGCAATTGGCCAGAATCCCGACGAATATGTATTACCGTCCAGAGCCTGAGATCCCCCTGCAAAAGCCTGACCGTCAAGGCGTGGTCTTTGGCAGCGCCAACAGCCTGTTCAAGGTGGGTGCTCCGGTGATCGAATGCTGGGCGCATATCCTCCGCTATACACCTCACTCCACACTCAGCCTTAAGGCCAAGGGGCTGTCAGATCCTGAAGTGCTGGCCGTCGTCAAGGGTCGCTTTGAAGCGCAAGGCATTGACCCCAACCGGATTACCGGCAGCGGGCAGGCCACCCGCCGCGAGTTCATGGAGTGGTATCACGGCGTGGACATCTGCCTTGACCCCTTCCCCTACCAGGGCGGCGTCACCACCAGCGAGGCCCTGTACATGGGCTGCCCCGTGCTGGCCTGCAATGCTGGGGGCGTCAATACAACGGTGTCAATTCTTCGGGCTTGTGGGCTGGATGATTATATCGCCAACACGCCAGAGGGTTATGTCAGGTTGGCTGTGGGCTTCGGCTCCAAAATGGCCGGGTTCAACCCTGACACCCGGATGCTGATCAGGCAGGAGATCCGCGATCAGATCTCAAGCTCGATTGTCTTTGATGCCGGGCACTTTGCCAGGAGCATGGAATCCGCTTATGAATGGATGATCGCGCAAGCACCGAGAGGAGAGAGAAAGTGATTGAAGGTTTGAGTTTAGACAAGATTACTTCTGGCCCTGCTGAAATTGTTTTGTCTGGCAGGCTGATTCTATTTCGTGGCATGGGCACGGCTTTTCGTCTCAAATTCTTTGGGCACAACCACACTTTCCAATTCAATTTCCGGGATGGAAAAGCTATCGAAATGAGCGCCAGAAATTTAAGCGGCTATTCCCATATAGATGTGAAAGGCTTTGGCCCGTCCTGGTCTGGTTCCGGTTCCAAAGAGCCAATGCGCATTGGTGATTTGCGGTTTGAGGATGGCAGAAAAGCATTTTTGATGCTGAATTTTCTTCTGTTTCAGACATCTATTGAAGCGCCCGTGACTATTGATTACACGGTTTATGCGGTTTGGGAAGCTGATGCCGCTAGGTTGGGGTATGCCCCCCTTGAGAATAAACCAAGTAGCGAGGGGGCGGAGTGAATGGGTAAAATCTCTGTTGAAACCTGCGATTTATGCGGGTCTGTCATGACAGAAAAGAATGGCTTGGTGATTCAGGTTGGCTATTCAAAAGGCGGGTGGGGGCAGCGTCGAAACTGGTTGAACTGGAGCGGTGAGGTCTGCCCAGAATGCTTTGAATTGGCGCGTGTTCAGACCAAGACGCTCCGGGACACCGTTCTGAGGTGGGTGGTCTTGGGCAAGAACAAGGTTCTAGCTGGTGTATTTAAAGATTCCGCAGAGGTGGATTTGGATAGATGAACATTTTTAATCAGGTGACTCTGTGGCCAGAGGTTTCAGCCTTGGCTCAACATCTCAAAAGGCGTCATGCTGGTGCTGTAGTTCCTGTGCTTGGCAGCTATGACTTTTGCGACAGCTTAGGGGTCGCTCTGCTTGGGTCAACCACCCGGATTTCAAAAACCATTATTGACCGTGATTCAAGCGGCAAAGGACGCGCTGAAGCCAAAATGGGCAGGAGCATATCCACATCCTGCGTAGTGCTTGAGCTTGCAAGAATTGCCGATAATCGCGCTGCTGTTCATACGTACATGCACAACCTGCTGACCACGCTCAGGATGTCAGGTCAGCGCATGGAGATCATTCTGTTTGCGCATGGCAATCTGCTGGTTTTGCAGGATGACCTGAATCAATTCATCCGGCATCTGATGCCATTGCCTGAAGTTCTCAGCGATATTGTGACCGGTGCGAATGTGGGGCAGATGGCATGAGTTATTTAAACCATCTGTATGGAATTGATGCATTCCGCCGCGCCAGCCAACAATCAGATCTTGGTAACTCAGATTTGATTCACACGGTCATCAATGATCTGTCTGACAAAGTAGCAGCCCATATTGATAGAGAGTGCCACAAGATACATTCATCATATGGGGAAGCTGCTGCAAGAATGGCCGCTGAAATCATGCTGAAAAGCGTGACGTTTTCTTATTATTCAGACGGCAAAAATGAAATAGCTGTTTCGGTTCTAAGCCCAAGCGGATCGGCAGATACAGGAGATTCTGATGAGCATTTTTAACACCTACCCGGAGCAGGATCAGAATGCTTTTGACCGGGAAACAAAGCCCCTGCTTGATGCCATGGGAGAGTGGGAGCCTGATATGGACTCCCCGCGCATCCGTGTTTTGGTGGGTGCTCCCCGCGAACCTGAAGAACTTTACATCAGACAGATGAAATTAAAGGAGCCCCAACCTTGATCCACCTACAAGCCCGCCTGCTGCCTGAGCCCGCCCAAGCTCAGGAATTGAACGACACCCTGATCGAGTTTGCCCGGTGCTGTCAGTGGGTGCATGAGCGGGCGCATGAGGAGCTGACCGACCGGGACAGTTTGCATCAAGCGTTTTACAACAGCTTGCGCAGAGAAACGATCCTGGGCGGAGCACATTGTAAAATGGTTGCGTCCTCTGTTGCCGCCTATCGCAGAGCTACTGAAGAGTTCAGTGTGGTGGATGGGCCAATCAATCCCCGAAAGCTCGTCTACTACTCCAACAGCCTGAGCATTGAGGGACACCGGGCCTGCATCCTGCTTCTGGGCAGTGGCGACGGACCCCACGGCAGAACCCTGATCCCCTTCGACCTGCCCAAGCCGCAGGATTACCAGGCGCTCAAAGCTGGCGTATTGAAGCGGGCCGATCTCTTCCAGTGTGACGACTGCTGGTATCTGAATCTGCTGTTGGTCCCGTCAGAGATCAATTTCGCAGCGGGCAACATCTCCTTTGGGGAGTCCGTGACCCCCGGTACATGAAGCCCTGGCCATCCCCACCGTTACCGCAGCGGTAAAACCTTTGCGCTGATTGGCTTACCCCTGCCCCGGCTGTGTTAAAGTCAAGGTTAGAATGGCCCAAAAACTCAAGACTCCCCCCAAACCTCTCCCTCCTCTCTCTCTCTGGAAACAAGTGGACCTCAATCAGGTTTTAAATCTGATGCGGGCGTACTATTCCGGGGCACTGAAGAAGAGCGACAATGCCGCGAAACTCCAGGCCGACAAAGCTATCCCCATGCCTCATGTTGAGCCGCAAGGCAAAAGCCTGATGGCTGATGTCACCTTTGACCAGATGGACGACGTGATCCGGCATCTGCGCCGCATCCGGGTCCAGGTCGGTGGGATGGGCGTCAATGGCTGGCATGAGTACGTGATTGGGGTCCACCTGGGCATTTTCAAGCCTTACCTGAAGCAATTTGAGATGATGCCCAAGGTCACAGCAGAGCACAAAAGCGAATCGTTTGACGTGCTTGGGCGGGCGTTTCAGCGCATCGTTCTGAACAAAGAATAATCGGAATAAGCGTAATAATAACATGGCTCAGAAACCGCCTGATCCATCTGTTGTGCTGCAAATATTCCGCGATAGAGTGGCCGGAATTCCTGCTGTAGACACCGCTCGAAAACACGGATACCAGCCCAAAACACTGACCGCCATTGCCAAGAAATACGGCCTTGATGAGATTGAGCGCGAAATTCGCCAGCTTATCACCGGTCAGGCGTCGGATATATCCCCCGAAATGGTGGAGCTAAACCGCAAATACGACACCCGGATCGGCAAAATCAGCGACCTGATTTATGAGCAGACCGAATCAGTTGAAAGCCAGCGATTTGAAACCCCCCTGGAAAAAATGCGCTTCCTCGAAGTTGCCGCCAAGGGCCTGGAAGCCACCCGCCAAAGCCAGTTAAAGATTGCTGCCGGTGCCATTGATGGCCGCAAAAAGCAGGCCGAAAAGAAAGGCCCTGACGAAGAAAAGTCAGAGTTTGCAGACCTGGCAGATGAGTTAGACGAAGAGGACGCCTGATGTCCTCCGCTCTGCGCACCCAACAGAAACGCCTACTGAAGAAATTCAGGGCAGACCCAAGGCTCTGGATTGAACGCTGTTTGAAGATTATCGACAAGCAGGGCCGCGAAGTTCCCTTTAAGCTCAACAGCTTTCAGAACCACTATTACGAGATTCTGAAACGCGAATACTGGAAGCCTTACACCCTGCCAAGTGGGCGGCAAGTGTTCCGCTTTCAGGGTATCCGCGAAGTGAATTTAAAGTCCCGTCAAATCGGTGGCAGCGCCATCATTGACGCGATTCTGCTGCATGATACGGTCTTTTTCCCCGGTACCCGAACCTGGATATTCTGCCAGGATGAAGACGCGGGCAAGACCATGCTGGAAGAAAAGATTAAGTTCCCCTATGCCAGCATCCACCATGACGATCCCTTAATCGTCCTGCCCAAGCCCGATACCAACAACGTCAAAGTGCTGGGATTCCCCAGTATTGCCAGCAAAATAAGCTGCCGAAGCCCCGGCCAAAGCCAGGGACAAAGCAGAAAAAAAGGCCGTTCGATCACCCTCAGAAATGCTCTGCTTTCGGAACTGGCAGAGTGGCCCTACGCAGACGAACTGATTCAGGGCATCACCCCCGCCCTGAACGACCCGACCACCAACATTTTTATCGAGTCCAGCCCGAAGTTAAAAGGCGATTACTTCCACCGCTTCTACATGATGGCCAAGGCCGGTGAAGGCGGATGGAAGGCCCGCTTCTGGCCCTGGTTCTTTGATGACCAACTGCGTGAACCCATCTATTCAGAGGACGAACGGCAAGAGCTGATCGCCAGCCTGACAGACGATGAGCGCGAGCTGGGCGAAATGGCCCAACGCGATCACGGCAAGATCATCGACCTGGAACAGTACAAGTGGCGGCGCAAGACCAAAGCGTCCCCGGCACTGGCAGCAAAAGGCCCGATGGCATTCCGGCAGGAATATCTGGAGAACGATTCGGATTGCTTCGAGTCCACCGGCTCCAGTATTTTCCGCGACGACACCCACAACCTCAAAACCCTGCTGACCATGGAGCGCGAAGCGGTCCCCGGCAGGATGCACGTCGTGTTTGCAGACATCGCAGACGGCACGGGCGGCGACGGAGATTACACCTATATCACCGTGATCGACTGCCTGACCCGCGAACAGATTTACAAGCTCAAGACCAACACGGTCGACAGCACCAAAGCCCATTGGCTGCTCTACGAAACCTGGCTCAAGTATCCGGGTGTGGTGGGCATTGAGACTAACGGAATAGGCCGGGCAACGATTGCCATGGCTCGCAATGAGCAGGCCCTGGTCAAAGACGAAAACGGCATTGAGCGCCCCATGTGTCAGGTCTGGGAAGACTTCGTTCACTGTGGCCACCCCACCTACGACGGACTGCCCACCCTGGGCGAGAAGTCCACCGAAATCTATCTGCTTCGAGCATCCCTGCTGGAAGCGGTCGAATATTACCAGACCATGAGCCCCGGACCTCTGGATGTACCAGGCCGAGGCATCAGGATCGGTAGCCAGGATATTTTAGACCATTACGACCACTTTCAAAACCTGGGTGGCGGCAAGATGGGGGCCGTCGCTCCCCTCAAAGACGACGGCATTATGTCTCTGCTGGGAGCCCACCGCCTGCTACGGGAGGCCGGTGATTACCAGCGGGTCTTCAACAAACGATTCTCCCAATTCAAACAACAAACAGAAGAGGCGGCAGCGTGAGCGAAATCAACACCGAAGCATTGCCGCCTGAGCCCAAACCCTCTGCCAGGGTCGGAGCCATCCAGATTGACATGGGCAAAGCTCTGTCCAAGCGCAACGCCGATCTGGTGGATGCTGCCCCTGAAGGTCTGACCCCTGAACAGCACGAACAGGTTCAACGCTCTCTCCTCTCTCTCTTGCCAGAACGGGCCTACAGAGCCCTGGAGGCAGTTCAAAGAGGCTTGGGCATCAACTCCCGCGAATTCTCCGGCACCAGCAGCAAGCCGATGGAACTCAAGGCTCCGGTCCCCCTCGATCAGATTGAGCGCGTGGTCCGTGAGTGTCCTGAACTCAGCCGGGCCATTGCCGCGATCACCGTGGGCGTGGGCAGTCGGGGGTTCTCCCTGGTGCCCATCGACACCGAGAAGCAAAACGAAGCCGACGACGCCACCAAGGCCGAAGCCAAACTTGAGCACGAAGACCTGACCGCGTGGTTCAAACACATCTGCCCAAATCGCTCCTTCAGTCAGGTCATGAAGATCACCGTATCCAGCCGCAAACGGTTTGCCTTTGCCGCCTGGGAAATCCTGCGCAACCCCCTGCGCCAGGTCAACGGCATCAACCCGATTGAGGACTGTAAAACAATCCATTGGTGCCTGCAAGACAATCAGCTCATCACCGTCCAGAAGCTGATCCGCACCGGGGACCGCGTTCAGATCGTCACGGAGCAACGCCGCTTTCGCCGCTTCATGCAGGTGATCAAAGACGGGTTCATGGCCAGCACTCGTAAGGCAGTCTTTTTTAAGGAGTTTGGCGACCCGCGCCACCTGAACGCCAACACGGGCGAATACTGGGCCAGCAGCGCGCCGCCTCCTGATAATTTTCCTTTCGCCACCGAACTCCTGATCTTCCCGGTGGTGGACGCAGGCGGGGAGCATCCCTGCCCTGAATGGCTGCCGGTCCTGCCTGATGCTTTGGCATCTCGCGCTATCCGAATCATCAACCTCGACACGCTGAACAACGGAGCCACACCGCCCTTTCTGGTGATCATTGAGGGCACAGTAGACCCCAGCGAACTCAGCAAAATCACCGACCAATTCAAGGACATTCAGGGCGAAACCAGCCGCCGCCGCGCTATCTTTGTACAGGTGGATAGCACCACTGTCGGAGCGGGCACAGCCAAGGATTCTGTTACGCCCACCGTCAGAATTGAACCCATGAGCCAGTTGATGACCACCGAAGGCATGTTTCTGAAGTATTTGGTCTGGCTGGAACGGTCTATTGCCTCATCCCTGCGCCTGCCCTTGCTGCTGGTTGGCAACATTGACAGCACCCTGAACCGGGCCACCGCTGAAGCCGCTCTGGTGTTCGCTGAAGATCAGGTTTTCAGCCCTGAGCGCCAGGATATTGAAGACATTATTAACGACATTCTGTTGCCCGAAGTGGCCCTTTACAGCAACCAAATCAGCAACAAAAAAGGCGTCAAGCATTGGCGTTTCAAACTCAACGGCTACAACGCAGACAAGACCGCCGATTATATCAAGCTGCTGATTGCTGAGAAGGGCGCTATGAGCATCAATGAGCGCCGCGCTGTGATTGACACGATGCTGCCTGATCATAAGCTGCCCGCCATTGACACCCCCGCCGCGTCTGAGCCCGTGGCCCTGATTGCCCCTGCCCCGGACGGCCTGACCGCCCTGCCGGATGAATCGCCCATTACCAATGCCCTGAAGGCAGACATCAGCCGCCATCACTTAGGCGGCAAGCCCATCTCCAAAATCTATATCCTTGAGGAGGCCGCATAATGGCCGACGTAACCGCCGTTCTGCGCGAACTCGATCAGCAGTTTCTGGCCGCTGTCGAACGTGGCGCAGACTTAAACGAATTGCCGGTAAGTGACTGGAAGACCTTTGCCAAGGGATTTGCTCAGCGCAACGCCGTTCACTTCACCAAGGCAGACACCAAGCGGATGCGCTGGATGGTTGCTGAAAAGATTGTGATCTCTTGCTGGGCTATGGGCTGGGAATTGCCCTATCTGATTGAGCGGGCTTATTTGATTTGCCCTTATGATCAGGTTCAAAAAAATCTCTCTCTTCTCTCTACTCTGACCCGCCTGGAAGCGGACGCGATTATCTATCTTGCAGCGCAGCAAGCGGTCACAACGGAAGCGGCCCGCGATGCTGTCCAAGCCAAAGCCAAACGCTATTGGGATGACTGGGACGATTATGATTATTCAGGCGTTCGCCAGCCCTCGCAATGGGATATTAAGAAGGTGAACAGCATCTCTGATCAAATCACTGAGCTGATCACCTACCTCACCCTCTTTGGGACCGAAGCTGAAACCGGCAATGATCCCCACGGTTATGCCCAAGTGGTTGCCGATGCGCTGCCGATTGTGCAGGAATTTCAGACCCACTATCCCACCTTCTGCGCTCTGCTCAATGACAACAATGTGCTGAACCTGACTGAAAAAGTGATTGTCAAAGAGCCTGTTGAACTGAAGATCACCCTTCCCACTACTGAAACCGCAGAGGTCCAGATGTCTGCTAATTCGGTCACGGCCCGCCAACTTGTCACCGTTAAGACCAACCGGGCCGCTGATGAGTTCCAGGGTTTCGGTGTGTTCATCGTCCTGGAGCCCCGCGCTGAAGACGACCGCGATCTGCACGGCAATTATATTAGTGCTGAAGAAGTTGAAAAAGCCTGCCTGCACTGGTCCATCAACCATCAGCGGATTGACGTTGGTCACGACGCCAGCAACGAAGCCGACGCCTTCACACATCCTGACTTCCGCCTGGTGTGGAACTGGATGGAATACGGCGAGCCGGTGATCGGGGGCTACAAAGTGCGCCCTGGTACCTGGATGCAGGCATACCAAGCCATGTCCGAAGAGGGCAAGGCTATGTTTCAAAATCACGAGATCAACGCGCTGAGTCCGGCAGGCGACTGCACCTTCTGGCGCGACCCTAAACCGGAGGCGTAAACCATGGCTGTTGATGAAAACGGCGAGCCGATTACTGGCGAAATGACCGATTACAAACCCTATTCTGTGGCGCTGGTTCCTTGGGGAGCCAATGACCGCAAAGCCCTGACCATGCGCGGCATGACCAAAGAAGAAGCTGAAGCGATTCGCGCCCAAGGTGTCGCCGTCAGTGAAGAAGCAGAGCCTGAACCCTCCTGGGCTTCAGCGTTCCGCGAATCCATTACAAAGGGCTTGATGGATGCCCTGAAGCCCTTACAAAATATTTTTTCCTCGAAAGGAAGTGACGACACCATGGCACAAGCCACCCAGACCCAAACCCAGCGAGAAGAGGCGGTGACAACCGAAACCGCAGCCGCTGAATCTGCCCTGACTCCTGAAGCCAAAGCCGAAATCCAGAAGATGATTGACGATTCGATCAAGACCGCTCTGGATGCTTATAAAAAAGAAGACGCTGCCCAGGATGCTGCCTCTGATGTGGACTCTTGCACCGCTGCCATGTCCGCCCCCGCAGAAGCTGCCGCCGCTGCCGCTCCTGTTCAGGCTGAAGCTGCCAAGTCTGCCGACACGGAAGACCTGAAGGCTTTGGTGGCCCTGGTCCAGAAGCAAGCTGACGACAATGCCAAATTGACCGCAGCCCTTCAGCAGACCCTGACCGCGCGTGGTGCTGGCCAAGCTGCCGCCACCGGCAACGCCGATCACGTAGATTCTGAAGCACAGCAAACCGGCACATGGGGAAGTTCCAGCCTTATGGCCGCTGTCTACCGTGGCGCTGCCAACGCCTAAACATCCCTGAATCATTCAGTTACTGGCTCCCGCAAGGGGGCCTTTTTTCATACAAAAATCCCCCTTGAAAGGTTAAATCCAATGTCTCAGAAAGAACTCATTCAGCAGGCTCTCGCAAACCGTACTGCCCTGGTTGCCTCCGACCTCTCCGGCGGTGCCATCCTCAATCCCCAACAGCGTGAAGAGCTGGCCGATCTGACCATCGCCGCTTCTCAGCTTTCCCAGCACGTTACCATCGAGAAGATTTATGACACCTGGGATTATGACAGCATTGAGCTGACAGGCCGTTATGCCGAACTCGATGACGGTACTGAATCCGCAGGCCGTACCCCCAGCACCTACAAGCTCAATCTGGCTCCCGTCCGCCTCAAAGCGGTCCTGACCTTGCAGGATTCCTACCTGCAACATCTGGCCACACAGCCCATCCCCGAAGAGCAGAAGGCCAAAGTGATCGTGGCTGCTCAGGGCACTGTCCTGGCCAACGACACCGAGAACCTGATCTACTTCTCGAACACCCTTGGCCCTTCTATCACGGATGCTGCCTACCTGAACAACGGCACCGGCTCCAGCACCAACCGCCGCAAAGACACCACCCTGTCTCAGTTCAACGGCTTGATCGCCGCTGCTGACGCCAGTGGTTCCACCATCCAGAGCTATGACGCTGCTGGTGGCTCTGACGTGCAGTTGATTGCCCGCGCCATGCTCAAGCTGTTGCCCCCGGCTTATCGCCAGGACAAGAGCGAACTGCGCTACTACGTGCCGGTGGACTTTGAAGAAAACCTGCGTGCTTACCTCAGCAAGCGCATTACCCAGGGCGGAGACATCTGGCTGACCGATGACAACCAGATCAAGATCAACGGCATCCTGGTAGCTCCGCTGCCTCTGCTGGTCACCAACCCATACGTGGTTGAGCACGTCACCATGAACGGCACGACCGCTGTGGCTCTGAAATACAAGCCCATCAGCGCATCAACCTTCTACGCCAATGCCTCCACCCTGTCCAGCACCGCAGCGGCTCCCTACACCGCAGGCGGCACCGATTACACCCTGAACATTACCGCAGGCACCGTTACCACCCCTGGCAGCGGCGCGATCGGCAATACAGCGGTGGTCAAGTACATGTACCAGACCCTGCAACAGATCTTCCTGACCAAGAAGACCAATTTCATCGTCGGGATCGGTGTCAACGACATGTCCATGGAAACCCAGCGTTTCGCCAACAAAGGCGCGACGGACTTCGTGGCCCGCACCCGTATCGCTTACGGCTTCCTGAAGAATAGCTGGGTGGTTCGCGGTTACAACATCGCCGACACCATCGTGGCCTCTTACGGAGCATAAGCCCTTGAAGTTTATCGCCACACTGAAGGAAGGGGGACCGCTGGCCGGTCCCCTGCTCCGTGAGAATTACCAGCCCGGTGAATCTCACGCCTACGGCCCCGAAGATGCGGGCTATGTCGAATCTGTCCTGATGCCCAACAGCCGTTTTGATGTCCAGGTGTTTCCTGACGTTGAAGCGGCTGTGGTTGTATCAGACCCCGCGCCCGGCGCACCCGCTGAACCGGACGCCCCCACGCCTGAAGCACCCGCTCAGGCCACCAAAAAGAAGAAGGCATAAGGCCATGCGCACACCCCTGAACCGTTATCTCAGCACCGTCGGCGACGGCACAGGAACCAAGAATGGCAACATTAACGGTTCAGCCGGTGGCGTCAACGGGACCACGGATCTGCTGCTGAAACCCGGCGCAACCGAAGCCTTTTGCATCACCGGCCTGACGATCAAAGTGGTGGACACCGGGGCTCTGTTGCCGCAGGGCTACGGCGCTCTGTCTGCGCTGGCCACGGGCGTCGGGCTCTACCTGCGCACCCAGCAGGGTGAACTTGATCTGATGGGTGGCATCCTGGCTACCCGTCACTACGACTGGATGACCCTGCCGTACTCTGCCAGGCCCATTGACACCACCCCCATCGGGCAGACTTCCAGCAATTTCTTCATCGCTCACCTGACCTTCAAAGAGCCGATCTTGCTCAGTGGCAAATACGCCAACCCGGATGCACTGATCGTGCGCCTGCCTGCCGTGGATTTGAGCGGCCTGGATGAGCACTACTTCAAGGCCACCGGCTTCTATGTGGGTCAGCCCTAAATGGCTTACGTCACAGTTGCGGATCTCAGGGCCGACGGCGTAACGGGCGACGTTGACACCGCCTTTACAGATGACGCGGTACAGGAGGCGATTGACTTCGCTTCTGAGTATATCGAGCGTGTCACGGGGCAGTTTTTCGAGGTTCGCAACGACACCCGTTACTTCGATGGCACCGGCACCAAGCGGCTGGCCCTGGACGTTCCGCTGCTGTCGCTGACCACGCTGGAATGGCTGCAATTTGGCAACACCTCCAACTGGTCCGACATCACGACAAAGAACGTTTGGCGGGTCTATAACCGGATTCCCCAGGATCAGAAGTATCCCAAAATCGAGATCTTCAACAGCCGCCTATATGTTCAAACCAACGTGTTTGGTGTGTTCCCCAAAGGGCCGCTGAATATCCGGGTTACGGGCTCATGGGGCTTTGTCGAGAACACCGGCACCCAGGCGTCCCCCACCTATGTCACGCCGAAGCCGATCATCAAAGCAGTCAAAATCCTGGCCTGTGTCTGGATGGAATCTGTCTCGGATGGATCGCTGTTGCAGGTGCTCAAGACCTACGGCGTGACCGAAGAGCGCACGAAGCACCACTATTACAAACTTGCGGACGCCATGGGCCAGGGCGAGATGACCGGCATCCCAGCGGTGGACATCATCTTGCGCCGGTACAAGCGAAGCGTGGGCGCTGCCAATGTGTAGCTACACCGCGAAGGCCATCGACAACTCTGCCGTGACGATTGCCCCCACCCACCGGATCACCAGCATCGCCGGGGAGACCGTCTCGCACTATCTCACCGACGTTCGCCCCTGCCCGGTGGGCGGCATTCGCCCAACCCTTGGCCGCACCGAATTGGTAGTAATTGAGCCCCTGACTTTTGCCGGGGGCGTGGTCACCGCTGGCACGGCCAAGACCTTCAAAGCACAGGTGGAATTCCTGCAAGCCAGGGAGCACGGCGGCGAGGTCAAGCGCACGCCTGACATGCCAAAAGCCAAAGGCTATCTGATGCTTTTGGCTGGGGATCAGAGCAAGGTTTCCAAGCTATTGGAGGTCAAGTTCGCAGACAACCTCGAAGGCAAAGCATTCGCTGATTGCTACGCCTTCGCCAGGGTAACGCGGGGCACCACCGGGCAGAGTGATGATGCGGGTGATCCGGGTTCCGGGACTCCCACTTCTGCCTCTATCCCTTTCCTCTCTCTCCTCCTCACCGAGCAGTACCGGGACGTGGGTTCAAAGGATGAAAAGATCGGCGACATCTGCGTGATTGTGGACCGCGAAAGCGTCACCCCTGCACAGCTTGAAGCCGCTGATTATTTCACCCTGACGCCTGCCGGGGGCAGCGCCACGCGCTACACCCTCTGGAACCACGAAGGCATCAAATACCCCGTGACCCATCACTACGAAATCTACCTGCAAAGGCTGAAATAATGGCCATCCAGGACTACAACACCGCCCTTCAAAACGCGGTGAAATCTTTCAACGTGGCCATGCGGGCTGCCTGCACCACGGTTTCGACCAGCTTGGGACAGACGGTTACTTGGTACCCCGAAGGGGCCAAGCCTGCTGTCAGAAGCTATCCGCATGTCACTGCTCAGTTCTTGCGCCTGGGCAGTTACAACGCCCGACGCCAGCGGCTCATGTCCGAAGTCCAGATCGACATTTTCACCAACGACCAGCACCAGGCCGATGCCCGCCGCATTGCCGGGAAGCTGCTGGTGGCCCTGGGCATCAGCGTGGACAACCCGCTCCAGTTCGCTGAGATCACCCAGACCGACAGCGAGAGCGGCTATTCCCTGCCCCTGCTCCCGATGGACCTGATTCTGCTCCGGGGCTTTGAGTCCCTAGGCGATCCAGATCCTTCGGTCACCCACCTGTTTTCAGAGTTCCAACTGTTTCACGAATAACACGACGATAGGAGATCCCCCATGTCTACCAATTCACCCGACCGCACTGGCGGACAACAACTGAAAGGCCGCACAGCGGTAACACAGCTTCGCGTAGCTGATGCCAACGCACAGGCCCCTTATACCTCTACCAAGCTCTCTGTGGTCGGTCAGGTCGCCCCCGGCGCTCTGAGCTTCCAGGAATCGGCCTCTGCTGCCGAAGTCAAGCACGGCACCACAGCGGTCGCGGTTGAGCGCCACATGTCCGAGCGTTCTGCCGGTTTCCAGGCCACGATCAATGATTCGACCCGCCTGCTCAAGCAGCTCCAGAACATGTCCGGCATTGTGCCCACCTTCACCCAGGCAACCCAGGGCTGGACCCAGAGCACCATCGGCTTGGGTTCTACCACCTCCGCCCTGACTCTGACCTCCACCTCCGGCCTGACCACCAATGATAAGGTGTATGCCAAGTGGGACGCAGGCACCCTGTACGAACGCGAAGAAGAGCGCCTGGTCGCCAACGTGGTCGACAGTACCCACGTGACCCTTCAGCGTCCGTTCAGCACCACCCCTGAAGCCACCACTCTGCTCAAACGCGCCATTGACACCGTGTTCTACATGGCCGGTGCCGATTACAAGGAATACACCGCCAACCTGAAAATGTCCGGCGACGATTCCAGCACCCACATCCTGCACTACCCGAACGCCGTGGTCAGCCAGGCAGCCCGCCAGGCAGCCACAAACGCGCAGGTCATGGGCAGTCAGATCAACTTCACGGCCAATGCCTCAGAGTACACCACAGACTCTGGCGAAATCGTGCCCAAGTTCTCTGAAGAGCACGACATTCCCCGCAACGTGGCGCTGGCCATCAACCCCTAATTGATGCGAATCCGCACCCAAACCCTGCACCAAGACTTCGCTGGCCTGATCCCGCAAGACGGGTCGGTGGAGTCAGTGCAGGATTACACCTATTTCCCGGATCAAAATATCCGCATTGCGTCCACGCCACCCCCGACCAGGATGGTTTTCAAGCTGGAGCGGTTCAACGAAGTGCCCGAAGGCATCAGCGAGGTCGAAAGGCTGCGCATCCTTCTGCTTCCGCCGCCCCCGCTGAACCTGCTGCCGGGGGCTTTTTTGCGTGTCCAATGCCTCAGTTCCTTTCAGTACGTGTACGACACGATCAAAGTCTTGCGGGTGATTCCAGGGCCTCCCGGTTCTGGCTCCGGGCTGGTCGTCCTTGACAAGCCCCTGAACGATGACCCAACCCCCGGCGGGCAAGTGCGGCGAATCATGAACCGCTGCCTGCATTACGTGGATTACCGGATTTATGACGGCGTGGAGAAGGGCAAGATCCTGAACGTCAATGGCCGGTACTACGACCGCAAAAACCTGCCCGAAGAATACCGCAACAGATAGATAGAGGTGAGACTCTTGGCAATTGAAACGACAGAAATTGAAAAGGCGATGATGGCTCTGGCGCAAGCGGGGTTAGATCCGGATGCTGCGTCTGAACTGATGGCTCGGTTGACGGTGACAAAGGATGATCTCAAGGCCGAAGTGGCCCAAGAGATCAAAGCCGAAGTCCTCAAAGAGATTGAGGACGAATTCGAGTTAGACGCCGACGCAGGGCATGAACCCACCTTTGACGGGTTGGAATCCAAGCGCACGATCCAGATGGGTGTGGGTGAGTTTGAGACTGAGGTAAAAATCAGATGGATGGTGAGCCTCGACGGGGAGCGCATGAGTGCACTCATTCCCGACCTGATCCGCTACGTGTACAAGCAGGGGCCGAAAGCACTGGAGGGCCTGAGCCCGGCCAAGCTCCTGCAAGACGTGATGGTTATGTTCACCAAAAAGAAGACCCGCAAGGATTTCAAAAACGCGGTCTACACCGAACTGGCCCACTGGTTGACCTGCGGTGATCAGAAGATTACCGCTGATTGGCTGCGTGAGAAGTGCCAGCCCGGTCAGATCATCCGCGCTGCCCTGGCCACCTTCGAGGTAAACCGCCTTTTTTTTACCGATCTGTGGGCCGTCCTGCCTGGGGAACTGACCACACCGCTGACTATGCTCGTTGGGCAGACTATGAAGAGTATAAGCTCACTCGCGCTGATGACCTCGGAATTACAAAAGGCTTCAGCTGGGACTGGCACGACCCCCAATGGTGGGCTGATGAGTGGGTTGATCCCATCGCTTCAGAGTATGGGTGGGCTCCCGACGTTATTGGCAGCCTCGATCTCCCAACTCTCTGGCGATACAAGCAGTCCATCAGCCGAAGACGGGACCGCGAAGGCTACGCAAGCTGGGTCGACTACGACAAAAACGCCCAGGAAGCGGATAACCCGAGCGGCCAAGCCCGTGGTGGGAGGCCCCCAGGGTTAAGCCGCAAGGAATGGGAAGAGGTGCTGGATTGGGCCTATGCCAACTCCACCAACTACGCCCAGTTTATCCGCCAATATGCAGGCTATGTCCCAGGTTAATCCCATGCAAAATCTGATTGAATCTCCCTCTCTCTCTCTTCTCTCCAAGGCCCTGACCGTGCCCGCTCCGTATGCTGCCAAGGCACGGGCCTTGCTCAAGCCCTGGCATCCGTTTCTGTTCTTTGACCTCGCTCAGATGGAAGACGATCTGGTGTTTCAGATGGGCTTTCGCGATCTGTTCTGCCGGGATGTCTGGATTCACGACGTGTTCAAGCAAGACGGCATTTGCAGCGCGTGGCCGGTCGAGGCGTTCCCCGCTGATCCGGCTGGCGAGTTCCAGCGGTTTGAGGGGCATGTCTTCCGCTGCCTGACGCAGATGTTGGCCAAAGCCCTGAACCACGATCAACCGATGCTGAACCGGATTCTGCTGGCACCCAAGGGCGTTCTGGACTGGGAAGCGGTGATCCGGTATCTGGGCATCCTGACCGCTCCGCTTGCACCCTGGCTGGATCTGATTCCGCACCGGGATGACGTGTTCTTGGGCGTGCTGGCCTCTCAGCCCCAAGCGCAGATGCCGGATGGGTCGATTGTGCCCGGCTGGTTCTTTCGCGACAAGGGGGATATTCGCCCCTGGCACCGGGTGGAAAAGTTTGCCTTGTGCCTGATTGAAACTGGCGAATTTGCCAAGGAAGCCCGCGTAATGTTTTTCGCTGACGGTCAGGACCGGGTTGAAAAACTGTTCCGCAAAGCCATTCTTGAGCGCGTGGCCAATGCCATTTACGCCATGAAGTTTGAGGTGTAAGCATGGCCCCACCTGATCCCTTTGCCGAAGAATACCAAACCCTGCGCCAGCAGCTTCACGCCTTCCAGCCTGGACTCAGTGATGCTGAGATCGATGACTGGATCGTGGATGCCATGAGTGCGTTTAAGATCTGTTCCTCCGACATCTATGTGCCTGACGGCGAAACCCACACCACTGCGATGATGAACCGCACCAGCACGGAAACCAAAATCAAAGCCCTGAAGGCTTTACTGGCATAAACAAGATTAATTTTCGAGGTGATTTTATGAGTTCTGAAACCGCTTATTACGCCCATATTACCCTGAGTGATGAAGGCATGAAAAAGACGCCCAGCATATCCCTTAAGCTGACCCCCGATCAGTTCGAGAGCGCGATCTATAAGCTTGAGCATCTACACAAAGAGGTGGGTTACGGCGCAGCCAAGGAAACGATCAAGCAGGGTGAGGTTACTATTGAGCACAAGGAAGGCTGTCTATTCCTGAGTTTAAACCATGTTAAGCATATCCAGTTCTTGCGGTGTGGTGGCACCGTTGTTGAGCTGGTTCGTCAGACAGGTGTTGTTCAAGATGAATCCTTGCGCACATCTGCCGCTGTCGATGCCTTGATTCAGGCTGGAATTAAGGGTGCTTTTGAGGTAAACATCAAGCTGGGAATCCCTTTGCTTAAAGACGTGAACGGGAAACAGATCCCTGTTTATGAAGAGACTCATCATGTGCCCGCCTTTCTGACCTCCACCCCTCAGCCAGAGCACACAAGCGGTTTTAATTGCCCTTGCCCAGGGTGCTTGTGATATGAGCAGCGATTTCCCCCGACAACTGAACGTCTGTCAAAAGCTGGATATGGCCGGGCTGAACACGGTCCTGATCAACGCCCTGGATCGGGCGGGTGTGCAGGGCGCGTGGCGGCTCAAGCTGGATTTTGAAGTCCCTGTGGTCCTGGACAATGGCGACAAGGGCAAACTACCCCTGATCACCGCCCATGAGATCCAATGCAGTCGCAGCGGTGGCAAAGATTGGGTGAGCCGGTGAAGCTCAGCGCCTGCCTGATTGTAAAGAATGAAGCCGCCATGCTTGGCCCCTGCCTTGCCTCTCTTGTGGGCGTGGCAGACGAAGTGATCGTGGTCGATACCGGATCGACTGACGACACAGTGAAGATAGCCCTTGAAAGCGGGGCCAAGGTTTCTCACCTCCCTTGGCCCCGCGATTTTGCGGCTGCCCGGAATGCCAGCCTGGAGCAAGCCGCCGGGGATTGGATTCTGGTACTGGACGCGGATGAGCGCCTGACCCCGGATGCCGGACGACACATCCGGCACCTGATGCAGCACGGGGACATCTGCTTTGAGCTGCGATTCCTGAACTACCTGACCGACGCGGGGGAGGGCGAGGCCATGGAGCACTATCTCACCCGCCTGTTCCCCAACCGGCCTCACATCCGGTACCAGGGTGTGATTCATGAGCAGTTGGTGAGCCTGGACCCTGCACAACCCCTGAGCCGCAAAGGCTTTTCTGAGCTGATGATCCTGCATGAGGGCTACCGGCCCGGTGTGGTCGAAGCCCAGGGCAAGCAGGAGCGCAACCGGGATCTGTTGCTTCAAGCTGTGGCAACCGAGCCCGCCAACCCCTTCCACAGATTTAACCTTGCCCTGAACCACCAGAACGGCGGGGAGCCTGAGCAGGCCCTGGCAGAGTTCCAAGCCTGCCTTGCCCTGGCAGAGCCTGACGCGGGGTTCATTGTGCCCGCGTGGGTGCAGGTGATCGGGCTCACGGCAGAGTTGGGCGATCTGGATCAGGCCCTTGCCCTGGCAGAGCAGGCCCCTGCAAGCTGTGAGGCAAACCCGGATTATTGGAACACCTTTGCCAATGTCCTGCTTGCTGCCGGCCATGCCCGACACGCGATCCTGGCGTTTGAGAAAGCTGCTGAGTTCAGTTGGCGCGGTGTCGAAGGCTTTACGCGCTATGACCGGGCCTCAATGACCTGGAAGCCTTACCATGGGATCGCGCAAGCCCATTTGCTGCTGGGTGATTTCGGCAGCATGGCCGTGTACCTGCATCAGGCCCTGGCTGAGAGCCCTGACAATCCCCTGAGTGCTGACCAGTTGAGAGAGATAGAGAGGGCGCTGCCATGGCTCGCGTAAGAATTGGCGGCAACTTCCAGCAACTGCTCGACAACTGCGACGAAATGCGCCAGACGTTTGAGGGCAAGCGGGGCATCAGGGTACGGGTGATCAATGAGGTGGAATACTTTCTGTACGTGGAATATGGCACCAGCAAAATGGATGCCCGCGCCATGGTTCGCAACAGCTTTCGGCCTGCTGTGGATATGCTGGACGACCTCTGGAAAAACTATCTGCCCTTCCCTTTCACCCCCGATGATCTGGAGATTTTGTTCACCCAGGTCAAGGACTTCCTGATCGATGAAATTTTGCGCAGAACCCCCGTCGTGACCGGCAAGCTCTACATGGGTTTTGACGGCGTGGTGGAGCAATATTAACCCGCGCCCGGCGCACCCCCTCAATTCCTCCTTTTTCTCTCTCTATCTCTCTCTGGCGCGGTGAGGCGTCAGCTAAAATGATTCCAGCATCGAGGTGAAACCATGGCAGTCGTTTATTCCAAAACATACAGCATCGAATCAGTGATCGAAGAAAACGCGGGCAGACACAGAATTCTGTTGGCTGGTGGGCTTTTACAACAGATTGATGCCTGTGAAATGCGGACCTTTCTTGCCCGGTATCTGTACAAGCGGATGCGGCAAAAGCCCGCGTTCATCTTTGTCTATGACCGGCGGGAGGATTTCCGCGATCCTTGGGGGTTCACGGTGGCCAGACTGAACCTGCATGGCCATGAAAAAAAGTATTTTGTGGATGTCAAAAACCGGGATGGTCTGCAGATGCCATCAGCGGATGACCTCGCCATTTTTGAAGAGTGGCGCTTGACCATGAGGGCTGACGATCTGCTGGTGGACCACACCAACATAAACGACCTGGTGCATGGCGGGACACCTGAATATGACCGGCGCGTTCTGGCCTTGGCCGGTGACCGCTTTGGCCTGAACCACGAAGAAACCGAAGTGGTTGTTAATCGCTGTCTGCAGTTCCTGTATTGGTCGCCGGTTCATCACTTTGAAGTATCGGCATAACTCCCGCGCCAATCTTGGCTGCAGCTAAGATACTGACGGCGTTGGGGTTGGAGAAAATTTGTAGGGCTCTGGTGTTGGGGTTGGTGGATAAAGTGGCGCAGAAGCATCTGATTCAGAAAGCGGTGGCTTGTTAATTTCTCCCTGCGCCTGGTCTAGCCTTGTTTTTGCTGTTTTCCAAATAGCCTGAAGCGCACCGGTTAAATAAAACAAGTCTTGCATCCCAACGCGCTCAGGATAAACTTTGTACTTCAATGCAAGTGCTTCTTTTCCGCCGCATGGGTATTGAATAAATTCGTGCGCATTTACACCAATGCTACTCCCAGGATTTAAAACCCCGTCGATGTAACAACCCCACAGCTTATTTGCAAATTGAAAATCATCTGCTGACTGCAGAATGAATCTGCTTGCTGGATGGCGTAAATAATCCGGTTGTCGCTTCATTCGGTCTATTGCTACCTGCAAATCAGCTACTTTTCCCGGGTAATCATTATACGAAATCCCTGAAACAGTTCGGGAATAAAGTGCTTGAGAAGCATCAAGTGCATCCAGTACACCCTTTTTTGTTTCCTCTGGAAGAGAATAAGGCGCAGTTGTCGGAGCTGGTGTTATAGACGGTGCTGGTTGTGCTGATTTTATTACTGTTGGTTGTGGGTTTGGCGAAATGACTGGCTTTGGTGTGGCTTTTGCCAGGGCGTCAACGATTTTAATATTCTCCAGATCCAGACTTGTTAATGGTGCAGAGCAAGCCTGCAGCACAAAAAGAATAATCAGCCCTTTAAGCTTTTTCATTCTCAGTCCCCGTTCTCAACTTTTTTTCAGATTGTAACAGATCTCACAACTCCTTTACGTGACCGATTACCAACCAACGGAGGCCCCCGTGGCTGATACATACGATTTTTCACTCGATTTTGCCTATGACGACGTAACCAAAGGACTGGCTGATATTACTCAGCACGGCAAACAGGTTCTGGATGTCTTCCTGAAGATGGCCGATCAGATTGCTGCCAGCACAACCAAGATGGGCAAAGCGGGCAAAGAGGCGATTGACCCGCTGTCAGCCATTGGCAAAGCGGCAGATCAGGTATTCAAAGGCATCAACACGAATCTGGCCGCCATGGAGCGTCAAGTTCGCCAGATTGATATGACCGGCCTGGAGAAGTCTGCAGACAAATATGGTGAGCGGATTAAATCGGCTCAGGCTGAACTGGCCAAGATGTATCTGGCCGCTCAGAGTGTCAACGCCAGTGACGAAGAACGACTGAAGCTCTCTAATAAAATTGCGGATGCCCAGGCTCAAATTCTGGCCATGCAAAAGGCGCAAGGCCAGATCACAGCCCTGGCAGATCAGGCCAAGCTACAGGAAAAAGCCGCGCAAGCCCAGAAACAGGCGGCAGAGCAAGCCAAGGCAGACGCCAAGGATCTTGCCGCACAGCAGAAGCAAATGGCGGCTGATGCGGCCCGCGACGCCAAAGAGCTTGCCACCATCCAGAAGCAGATCGATGCCGAGTCTGAAGCCCGCTTAAAGTCCCTTGCTGCAGAAGCCAAGGCTCAGGCAAGAGCCGATGCGGAAGCTTTGAAGGCACATAACAACGCACTGAAGCAGGAAGCCTTAGAGGCCGCTGATGCGCTGAAGGAATTAGAACGCGCTGAGGCTCAGGCAGCCAAACAGGCCAAAGCGTCCGCTGCAGCTCACAAAGAACTGGGACAGGAACTGATGGGTGTTGCTGGCGGCGTGAGAAACGCTTCAGCACTCATCTCCTCTACTCTCTCTGTGGGCATCGGCGCCAGCGCCAAGACCTTCATGGATTTCAGTGATCAGCTGCAGACATTCAAGGCCGTGGCTCACGCATCCGGCGATGAAGTGGCCTACATGGCAGAAAAAGCCAAAGCCCTGGAGGGCATCCCCACCACCCAGGCGGCTGCAGCGTCTGTTGAATTGGCCAGAGCCGGTCTGACAGCCAAAGAAGCCGCTGACGATCTGATCATCATGAGCAAAGCGGCGATTGCCAGCGGGGAGGACTTGAGCAACGTCAGCAAAATTATGCTTTCGACCAACCGCGCTTTTGGTCAGTCGAATTCTGAGCTGATGAAGACCACAGATATTATTACTGCAGTCGCCAATGCCACCAGTACCAGTGTGGCAGAAGTGGGTGCGGGCATGAGCACGATGGCCAGTACAGCGGCCAGCACCCATCAGACGATTCTGCAGACAGCAACCGCCTTTGGTCTGTTGCGTGATGCTGGGGTTGAAGTGGGTCCGGCTGCCACCGGCTACCGAAGCGCGATGCTGATGATGCTTGCCCCCACCAAACAGGCCCGCGATGAACTGAACCTGCTCACCAAGTCTCAGAACGGGGTGAAAGAAATCTTTCAGGAAAATGGCCATGTCCGGGCCTTTGCTGATGTCATGAAGGATTTGAAAGACCGCTTGTCTGGTCTGAGCGAAGCCGCACGGGGTGAAGTGCTGGCCAAGATCTTTGACAAAAAAGGCATTAACGTCGTGCTGGCTTACATGAAGCAGACCGACGAGAAGATCGCGGCCACCACCAAAGAGATTCAGGCATTTGACGGCACAGCAGAGCGCACGGCCAAAACCATGCAGGATTCCATGGGCGCTGAGTTCCGGGCCATGCTCAAAGACATTGAGAATCTGCAGATTGAATTCGCTGAAAAGATGTCTCCAACCCTCCGCGATTTCATCAAGGTCATCAGCGATCTGATGGCGTCCTACGGGCATTTGAGCGGAACCATGAAAACCTTTATTTCTCAGGGGGTTCTGGTTGTGGCCGGCGCATCGGCGCTGATGTCTATCTTTGCCCAGCTGGTAATCTCTATTGGTGGTGTCATCTTTGCTTATAACGGGCTGGCTGCAGCTGGCGCAAAAGTTGCGATTCAAAACGGCTTGGTCGGGTCCAGCGCCAGCGGACTGAATAATGCCATGCTGGGAATGGCGGGCGGCGCTGGGGGTCTGGCTATGTTCGCTCTTGGGCTGGGCGCTATTGTGTCAGCCGGCATCCTGGTGATCCAGCAGATCGAGGAGCTGAATAAAGCTCTTGAGGGACTGGATACAAATCTGGGTGTCTTGGATTCAGTTCAGCAGAAAACCTCTGGAGCTCTGTCTACAGCATTGAGGGCCCAGCGGGAAGGTAAGCCCTTAACCAAAGAGCAGGCTGACGCTGCAGACGTCAATACCCGCAACATGGTCAATGGGTACAAGGACCAAATCCAGGAGCTGACCTCGCTCTGGAAGGATTACGCCAAGGCTAAAAAGGATGCTGAATTGGGCGACGGCTCAGGGTCCGGGGCTGTGGATGCCCTGGAGGAAAAGTTAAAAGCCTTTGGTGTGAAAGACGCCTCAGATGTAAATCGGATTCTGCGCAGTTACCAGGACCGCATCAACAAACTGCAGGGCACCCACACAGAAGTGGAGTCTTTGCAGGCTGGGAACGTGTTTTCTTCATCGGGTCTGGATGCGATTAAAAAGGGAGCCCCTGTTGCTGGCCCTGACAAGCTGACGGACGCAGATCTGGAGGGCGCAGACAGCGCGGCAAAGAAGGCGGCTGATAAGGCTGACAAAGCTGCTGCGGCTGACGTGTCCAAATACGTGGCCGATCTAAAACGCCAGATGCAGTCAAAACTGGCTGGCGATAAGGAGCAGATCGCCAAGCAGGTTATCAGTTCTGTCGCCAAAGACACAACAGACTCCTTTGACATTGCCAGCAAACTGGTCGATAAGATTCTGACTGTTGGGATTCCCCATGCGACAGCAACGGAACATGCCAGAACAGGGATCTGGGAGCCTATCACCAAGGCCAAGGGCAGATGCTGGGAAGCTGTTGCTTACGGCATTCAAGCCACTTTTACGGATATGAATCTGTATGGAATGAAGGCGTGGGAAGCGGCTGAGCAACTGGCCAAAAGCAAGCACTTCAAAGAGATGCCTGTGCAGTCCCTTGAGCAATTGAAAAAGATGCTCAAGCGCGGGGATACGCTGGTTTATAACCCTGGCAATCCAAACATGGCCGGGCACATCGAAACCTACAAGGGCGATGGAAAAGTTATCTCTGATTACAGTGACGGAAATCTGATGGGCCGTTATTACAAAGGCACCCATGCCCTGCCCCGTGTCTTCCGCCCTCTCAACGCAGACGGGTCAGAGTCCGGTGGTGGCAGAGATTCAAAGCAGGCGCTGGAAGACAAGAAAAAAGAGCTTGAATATCAGAAGTCGATCATCCGCCAACAGGAGATGCTGAACGCGCTCAAGACCAAAGAGGCAGAGATCGCGGCCAAATTTGGCACGGACTCCAAAGCCTATGCAGCGATTCATGGCGCAGTTATGGACGCTGAAACCAAGTTAACCGACCTCAGAACCAAAAGCACCGAAGCGTCTGACAAGGCCCGCAAAGACCGGGTGTCAGCAGAGCAAAAGGCCAATGAGGAGATCGCCAAGCTTCGCGAAGCGCACCAGGCCGCTCAGATTGCCTTGATGGAGGAGGGCGAGGATAAGATCAAGGCCCAGCGTGAGGCAGAGCTGCAAGCCAACGCCAATGATCTGCAAAAGGCCCTGGCCAATTTCAACGGCACCCAGAAGCAAAAGGAAGCAATTCAGGCTGGGTATGCCCAGAAGGATCTCGACACAAATGCCCGGTGGGACAAAGCCAAGTTAGACCTGAAGGACAAGCTGGCCAAAGAGTCCCGCGAGTTTGACGACAAAGTGGAGCAGGGACGCATTGACGCGATGGCCGAAGGATTGCCAAAGCAACAGGCCCTGATTCAGTTCGAGCTGGAAAAGCAGTTGGATGCCTACGACGACCAAGAAAAAGAACTGGTCAAGCGGAAGCTGGAAAAAAGCCAGCAGTTCAAGGACATCGAGATCCTGCGCACCCAGGCAGTCGCCGACGCCAGCAAAAAGCGGGCTATGGCAGAGCTGCAAGACATGGCCGCAACGGCTCAGGCCCGCAAGGACTTTCTTGAGGCCATGGTCAGCGATGAACAAAAGGCGTTTGAATCCAGTCTCCAGAACCTGATCGCCAGCAAGAAAAAAGTGGGCATCGGTCTGAACAAGGTGGCCGGATCTCTCAAGTCTGAAGAGGTGGCGGGCCTGGCTCAGAGCTTGGGGCAAGACAGCGCGGGCAGTCTGCTGGCCAACCTGAAGGAACAGGTCAGAGCCATCGAGGACGCCAACAAAGCAGAAGAGGGCTTGCAAGCCAACCGGGACAAAGGATCGGCTGAGTACAAACGCCAGCAAAACGCTATCAACGCAGCCAAAAAAGAGCAGACTGAGCTTGAGAAAATGATCGCGGTCCTCTCTGACAAAGGGCTTCAGGACCAGGTGGGCAAGTACCAGGAAGTTTTGAAAAAGCTTCAGGCCATCAACGAAGAACACCAGCGTTTTCAGGGAATCATTGAGGGTGTTACGTCTGTGGCTCAGGGATTTGCCGCATCTTTTGGTGAAGCCGGGCGAAATATCGCGAGCGGCCTGGGCGTGGCATCAGGTGCCATCAGCTCCCTTGAGAACTTGATGACCAACTTTAAATCAATGCCAGAAGGAAAGAATTCAGTCGCTGACTTCTTTGGTGACATCAAAAACGTCAAAGATGTTGTGGGTTTAATTACCACGGGTGTGGGTTTGGTTGGGCAATTGGTGACAGGACTGGTAAACGCTAACGCCCAAACACAGGCCGCTATTCAGAAGGCCACCAATGCTGCCCTGGATTACAACTCAGATCGAGCTGTGGCAGAGGCTCAGCGCCGGGTGGATGATATTAAGCGGCAGGGCATGGATTCATCTGATGCTGAAATCGCTTTGTCCAACGCCAGGGCAGCAGCCGAAAAGAGCAAGCTTGCCCGAAACAATCAGGAGCTGATTCAGTATGCCTATAACGCTGTCAGTCCCTACGCGAAAGACAAAAGCGTGGCGGGTGCCCGGTCTATTTACGACTCTGGCAAATTGAATGTGCTGTCTGGCGATCCTCGGGGGGCTGAACTAATTGGCCTGTTCTCCCAGTCTGACAAGATTGATGAGGACAACGCCAAAAATCAGGCGGATATTCGCAAGGCATCCTTTGAAAAAAGAGCCAAAGACCTGCAAGTGCTGGAATCAAAATACTCTGAGTACATGCTGACTCTGGCAAAAACCGGCAATGACAAATTGGTTTTGGCAGACGCTGAAGCCGAGGCTCAGAAGCTGGCTATTCGCCATAAATATGACGCGGAATTCAAGGATGCCACTGATAAGCACATAGAAGATCAATCTGACATCATGGCCCGTTATTATGCTGAGATGGCCCTGGCGGATAAAGAAGCAGCCCAGAAACGGCGTGACATCAATGCCGAAAATGCAAAGTTTGAAATCGACGCCATGACCAAGCATGAGCAGTCTAAGATCGGATTGATGCAGGACGGCTACCAAAAGGATCGCGCTTTGGCTGTGAATGCCCGCGATGCAGAGCAGAGAAATTTCACCGCAGACATGATGCGGTACGAGAAACACACCAAGGAATACAGTGCTCTGGCTCAGCAAAAGGCCGATGCTTTGGAAGCAGCAAATGAGCGTATCCGCAAGAGTGACGAAGCCAACGCCCTGGCCAGAACCAAAGACCTGAACGCCATGAAAGCAGCGACGGCTCAGGCCCTGGCAGCTATGACGGATTCTGGCCTGGATGACATTGCCGTTCAGCGTCAGACTGCCCTGGCAGATATGGTGGTCGCAGAGGGAGAAGAGAGAAAGAAGGCAATCGCCAATTATGGAGAAGACCAAGAGATCCTGAATGGCATCTCTGCCAAGTACGCCGCCCTTCGCGCAAAGAATAACCGGGACACTGAAAAGCAGGCTCTGGAATCTGTGCGCAAGGATTACGAAACCATGCAACAGCAGATCCTGACCGGCCAGCTCCACCCGCTCCAGATGATTCTCGACAAGGAAAATGACCGGGTTCGGTTGCTGCAACGGGCCAACGAAGAGTTACAACACAGCCTGGACCTGATAGATAAGCGGTACGCCAAGGAGAACAAAGCGCAAGACCTCGCAGACCGCGCCCAATTCGATGTCCTGAAAGGTGGCGGCATCAGCCTGGCAGACCTGACAGCCGGAGCTAATGAGATCGCCAATGAGGACATTATCAACGGCAAGGTGACCGACCGGAGCAGCAAGGCCACCCAGTTGCGCGGGCTGAAGCTCCTGCTGGCCCGTCAGGCTCAAGACGCAGAAACCAAGCGCAAAAACGAGGGCTATGACAGCACGAATTCAGATCTGAACGAACAGGGCTTTGCCTCAGACATGGCCCGGATTCTGGGCAGGCAGGCAGCGGTTGTGGAAGCTGCCAAGGCAGAAGCCAAGACCGCCAAGGAAAAGAGTGATCTCGACGCTGAAGGCGCTGATCTGTACGTCAAGTACCAGCAACTTCAAAAGGATGCCCTGGCAGCAAAACAGCGCGTAGAGCAGCAGGGTATTCGCGATCAGATGGACGCCAATAGCGCCCTGATTGACCAGGGATGGGACACTGTGACCCAGACCAAGCGGCAAATGGAAGACCTCCAGACCGCCTATGATGTCAAAATGAAGGGTGTTTCTGATGCGTTTATGGTCGCGGGCAATAGCTCAGACGTGCTGCTGGCCAAGCTGAAGCAATGGGCTCCTGCTCTGGCAGCCAGCGCACAGGCAGCCGTAGCCAGCATCAAGACCGTCACTAATGCCCTGAACACCCCGATCCCCACCGTGGGTAGTAGCTCAGGGTCCGGGTCAAGCTCTAGCGCCTACGTCGGCCCCAGCCGGGTCAGCGTGCCCACCCCTGGCTATACTGTCACGGACGGCACATATTGGTACAAGTCCACCTCTGACATGTATGCCGCTTCAGCCACTCACATGGCTTCCGGTGGCGTGGTTCCCGGTGGCTTCGAGGGGGATAACTTCCCGGCCCTGCTCAAGACCGGGGAGCGGGTGTTACCAGCAGCATTCAACAGCCGCCTGGAAAACATGCTTCAGCATTTCAGCTCTCTGCCCCTGCCTTCAACCAATCACTACGGCGGGAACAGCATCGGGGACATCTATATCAGCCGGGATGTGGACCTGAGCAAGCTGGAAGCGATCTTAGACCAGCGAGACTTCCGCAGGCGCGGGCAGAACATGGGCCGCTACGGTGGCACGGGCCTGAGCAGGAACTGATATGTACAACTACCTGAGCAACCTGAACCCCGAACAGGAGGCTGAAGCCCTGGCAGACCTGCGCTATCAGCTATTCCGTGAGGGCGGGCTACTGGATGCGCTGTGGGCACGGCAGAATTACGACGCCAACCACGCCCGCTTTGAGTCCGTGCTGATGCAGGAGAGCGAGGAGATCAGCCGGTTTATTGAGATCTATCACCGGCATCTGCTCAAGAGGACCACGACTTTTGACCAGGTGGTGATCCTCTATGCCGAGCTTGTCTACAACCGGATCGAGATGAATCCTACTGAGCTTTCGCGCTGGTTGGAAGTCAGAGGCAGGCAGTATCAGGATACGCCCGCCTGACCCCGTTTACCGTCGCGGTAAAACCTTTGTAATGATTGGCTTACCGCCGCCTGAACCCTGATAAAGTTAAGTATATCGTGGCCACCGAACAAGGTTGGCCCGCGCCCGGCGCACCCCTCAAAAGTTTCACGCTCACTAGCTTAGTTCCCTTTAGACCCCCTGTTCTGCCTCTTGCAGTCGGGGGGATTTTTACATGCAATTGCGAGGCCCCCTTTGACAGACAAAATACAGGTCCAAAACGTTTTTGGCATGGTCGGCACTTGGGCCGGGTTTGAATTCCCCGGCCTGCCCCGGTCTGTGCAGGACACCGATCTGTCTGTGCTCCTGGCAGAGGTCAAGGCCCGCAACCCGGACTATGCCAAGCACCCGCCCATTGTGGTCCAGATGCGCAAATGCCGGGAGCTGCTGCTTAAGGGCACCCTGTTGAACCTGCGCGGCATCCAGGATCTGTTGACCTTTGAGGGCACGGCGGTCGCCTTTCAACCCATCCTAGACCAGGCCCTGCAAGACTACAACCTCACGGCCAAGCTCGAAGAAAAAGCCCGACACCGCGCCATCCTGGCAGAACAGCTTGAAAACTTGCGCGGGCTGCGTATCAATCGCCTGTGGGAGCTGATGAAGGCGGGGGCTTTGGGCGCTCCGGCTGTCGAAGCCTGGACCCAATGCAATAAGATCCTGGACACCTACACCACCACCCTCAGCAAAATCATGCGGAACATTGGCGGAGTCAATGACACCCTGAAGGTCCAAAGCTGTGCCGTCGGCTCAAACTACGACCTGCCCGCTACCAGCCAGACCGATTTGGGCCACCAGATCGGCAGCAACAAAGCCCCCACGGATTCCACTTACACCGGCTATCAAACCACCTTCCTCACCAGCTATATCACCAGCGAGAACAACGGCACGGAAACCACCACCGCCACCGTCACGGATTCCAGCCATTTTACGCTGACCTCTGCCACCGGCTTTGCTACCGGGGACCGGGTGATCGTCACCGGCACCGGGCTCTCTGCTGATGGGGAGAAGGCCACGATCACGCTCTCCGGGGTTGCTGTCACCCTTGATTCTGCTCTCTCTATCTCTCCCCCTGTCGGTGCAAAAGTGCGTCGAATCTGGGGAGAAACCGGGCTCCGAATCAATGGGGACTCTGCCCTGGGTACACGCTCACGGGTGTCTGATGGCGGCTACGACAAGGGCAACGGGACCGATGTGCTCAAAGCGATCTTTGTGGAGTCAGCGATCACCCTGCGCATTGTGGGGTCTTAACCCGTGCCCAATAACGATTGCCCGATCACAGATGACGAGGTTGGCCTACTCGCCAGCACAGACCCCGCCGATCTGGTGATTTCGACCTACGTTGAACCCACCACACAGCCCCGTGTGATGGTGCAGCTCAAAGCCTACGTCAACGGCACCGGCTACGAATTGAACCGGCATTTGGTGGCAGGCAGCTACGAAGACGACTGGCTATGGGCCTCTACCAGCACCTGCAAATTCCAGATAGACGACAACCACGCCAGCCGGGTCAACCTGCCCTGCAAGCTGGTCCGGGACATGAAGATCCGAATCCTGGACTTCAACGGCGTCCGGGTGATCGGGCATTGGTACATCCGCAACAATCCCAGCAAGCGCCTATATGGCCCCAAGCGGGCAGACGGCAGCTATCGCGGCATCTACGACGTGGAATGCGTCGACTGCTGGAGCCTGATGCAGGCCAAGACCTACAGCACGGTCTACACCAACCAGCCCGCCGGGGCGATCCTCAAGGACGCCTTCAGCCGGGCCGGGTTTGACGCCAGCCACATCGACGCCACCGCAGGCCCTACGCTCGAAAGCCACGCGGTGATCGACGATTACCCGGCAGCCGTGGCAGAGCAGATGATGAGTTTGCTCGATTGGTCTTACTGGTTCGACATCCAGCAAGATCCCCCCGTGCCCTATGCCGGGCCGAAGGAATCCGCTGACATCCGGATCAACCTGGAGATCGGGGAATCCAACTGGTACAAGGTCTTTGCCCCTGAAAAGGACGGCATGGATATTCAGTTTGATCTGCAACCGGCAGAGGACGACTACGCCAACGAAGTGACCTACACCTACCGGCAGAAATACAGCGAGGGGAAAGCCACCTTCCAGAACGCCAGCAACGTCATGCTGGGCTACACAGGGGCAGAAGACTGGTGGAAGCTCAGCCTCACCGACAGCCAGGGCGGCGTCGAAGTGGAGATCCCCAGCACCGGGGCCACCTACAAGCTGAACAAGAACAACAGCACCGATTCCGGCACCAATGAGTTTATTCTGGGCTCAGACTACGCTGAGGCCGACACCGTGGGCGGCGTGGCCTACATCATCAAGGGCATCGTCAGCAAAATCAAGCGCAGGAATGCCGCTGAGATTGCCCGCGTGGCCGCCATCCGGGGCGGGGACGGCGTGCGGTCCAAAGTAATTGTCCGGAATGACGCGGCTCTGACCTATGCCGAAGCCTCCCTGGTGGCCACTTTTGAGCTTTCTCTCTACTCTCGCCAGTATTGGAAGGGACACGGGCGAATTCCGACTAGCTATCACGCTGATTGGCTCCTATTCTGGCCGGGCAAGACCCTGCCGATCAACCTGCCGGATTCCAAGCAGATTGTCGCCACCGTGCGAATCGAGGGAATGCGGCGCAGGATGCGCACAGAACGCCAAACCTTCAGTGATGGCGCTTTGTGCCCGGCTTTTGAGATGGAGCTGCAATTCACCCCAAGCCTTTACAACGACTATGAGCAAATCCGCGCCCTGTTTCGCTCTCAGCGCAAAGTGTCAGCGGTCGGAGCGGACAGCCTGACAGACACCGAGTTTGTAGAGAACATTCTGGCGATCAAAGACTGTGTGCATATCGTTGAACCCCTGACCGAAGCGGACCCCAGCATTGCCGAGATTGAAGGCACCGCCGCAATTTTGGAATACCCCACCGCGTTCTTTGAATCGGAATACTCCGACAGCTATTACCCCGGCGCTCTCGCCGTGACAGCAGGCTAAAATATGACCTTTACCACTTGGGGCCAATCGGCCTTGCTCAGTACCACCGTGGCCGCAAGCCCAAGCCCCACCACATCCTCTTTTGGTGTGGCCAGTGTGGGCGGGTTGAAGGTGGGCCACCGCATCCGGATCACCCACTCTGGCAGCGATTACGAATCCACGATCTCCAATATTGCCGGGTCCGTGCTGACCGTATCTCCCGCCCTCTCGATCACCCCCTCTGCCTCAGATCCAGCGGTCTGCTATGCCACTGTGGCCACCAATTCCCGTCTCAATGGCGGGGCAATTTGGGACGCCACCAGCCTGTCAGACCTCAAGGCCACCGATACCACCGGAATGCAGGACGGCACCCGCTGTCTGATCAAAGACGGCAACCTTTACCGCCTCGATACGGGCAGCTCAGCCACTGCTGACGACGTACTTGTGATTGCCCCCACCACAGGCCCCGGCAGATGGTTAATCCAGTTGGGTGATGCCGCTCAGACCGTGACCGCTGCTAGTGTCAGCCTTGCGGCCAATGGTGGATACATCTCAAACCGGGGCACACTCCAGACTCTCACCCTGCCCACCACCGCAGCCGTGGGCACCCGCATCAGAATTTATGGCCAAGGGGCGGGCGGCTGGAAAGTGGCCCAGAATTCCAGCCAGTTGATCCACTTCGGCAGCGCAGTCACCACGACTGGAGCAAGCGGATATTTAGCCAGCTTCAACCGCTATGACTGCGTGGAGCTGGTCTGCATTGTAGCGAACACAGAATGGACGGCGATCAGCATGAACGCTTTGACGGTGACTTAAAATGACGCTTAACAATGGTCAGAACATTGGCTACGGCACATCAGGTCAGGTATTCCTGTCAAATGGCCCAGACGCTTTGCCTACTTTTCAGAATCAGCCCTTTGTAGCCCAAACCATTACCAACGGAGTTACAACATCAGCCCCCTCTCAGGACGCTGTTTTTGACGCGCTTGCCCTCAAAGCCACGGTATCCAGCGGGGTCAAGATTGCATCCGGCAGTCTGACGCCCAGCGGAAGCGCCGACAGTGTGTCGTTTGGCGTGACCTTCTCCGCCCCTCCAGTTGTGGTGTTTGGCTATGAGCGGAACTCAGCCCCAAACAAAGCTTTTGTGACCGCTGAAAACGGCAGCATTACCACGACCGGCATGAGCGTCAGGGCCTGGGATGAAAACGGCAGCGGCGCAACAAACGGGACGATTTTCTGGCTGGCAATTGGAACTTAAGGAGCACAAAATATGGATTGGTTAGAATCGTTTATCAAAGGGGTTTATCTCCCCAACAAAGCGGCCTATTCCCGGCAATGTGACGCCGCGCTGAAAGGGGCACAACACGCCGCGCTCCCTGTGCTCGGCAAAGCGGGCAATGATGGTCGTCTGAGCATCGACACGATCAACGCAATCAATGAGCAATGCGGGCGGCTCAAATACGTCTCCGACCCCTTGGGCGGTCTGTTGGATTATTACACCCACCCGGAGACAACCCAGTGGGCGCTCAATAACAACCGGCAGGACATCCCCTGTGATTGCGACGATTACGCGGTCTATGCGGTGGCCCTGGCGCGGGCCTGTGGCATTGCATGGGATAAGGCGTGGGTCTGGAACCTGATCATCAACCCCAGCAACCAGATCAGCCAGTGTTGGGCCAATCATGTGATCTGTGGGATCGAGTATTGGGACGGTACCCGCTACTGGACCGCGATCATTGACACCAACAGCGCGGCCCGGCATCAGCCCTGGTGGTTCCAAGGTGACCGCGCAGCCGTTGAACAGGCTGTCATTGCCAATTTCAGCGCCCTCTACAAAGTGAATTACTACAAGCTGATCCCAGTGGATTGGCCCTTTTGAAAGCGAGAAACCCCTATGTCTGACGCCAATCCCAACGACGACCAGCCCGGCCTGGTAGATGACCTGATGGCCATTAAAAACCTGCATCCTGACGCCGTGAATGCTGTGCTGACCATGATCACCGGATACACCCACACCGCAGAGCAGACCTACACAGAGCCCAAAATGGGGGCAGTCAAAAAGCAGTTTGTCCAGAACCAGGCGGCAAGCGTGTTTGAGCAGGTTGCCGATGCCTTTGTGGACGCTGCCAGTCTGATCCCTGGATTCCCTGTCCCCCTGGCAGGCATCCTGAAATCTGTCGTGATCCCGGCCCTCCCCAGCCTGATCGATCAAATCGTGCACGGCCTGAACGCAAGCGGCATTTTCCGCAAACATTAACCACCCCCAAAGGAGCCCAATTGTGGACCAGCATCAAATTTTACTCTTCGGGCTCTGCGTCGGAATGGCCGCGTTTTTCAGCGCGGGCCGTACCGTGGCCGACAATATGACCACCAACGTCAGGGGCTTCAAACTGGCATGGCTGATGCTTGCCAATGTATTCATGGGCTTTGTCGGCGGCTCAATCACTGTCCCCATCACTGAAATCATTGGCTTAAAGACAAACGAATGGCGGCTTTTGATTGCCGCCCTGATCGGCTGGATGGGCCTCCCCGAAGCCATGAAATATATTCGATCGAACGTCGAAAAAAAATTAGAAGGGAGTTCCCCCGCAAATGACCCCACTGGCAACCAACGGTTTAATGACACTGATCCTGGCAATCCCGACAAGTCTGTTCCTGTTCAAAAAGATCCATAACCCCTGGGTTAATCACATTTTGGCGTTTGTGGTGGCGGCTGTGCTGGTTGGCGCGGTCGTCACCCTGATCCCCAGGTAGAGAGAGAAGAGAGAAAATTGTGAGGTGAATAAATGCCCGATACGATTTTAAACGTGCCCTATTACTCCCAGCGTGACAGCGCCACCGGCCACGCGATGCGGATGTGCTTCAGCTCCTGCTGTGCCATGCTTCTGAACTTCATTAAGCCGGGCGTCCTCAAGGGCTCCAACGGTGACGATCAGTATTTGCAGCAGGTCTTTGCCTACGGTGACACCACCAACAGCGCAGCCCAGATTCAGGCTCTGCGTCATTTCGGCCTGACGGCAGACTTCCGCACAAACCTGACCTGGGCAGACATTGACGCCCAACTGGCTAAGGGCAAGCCGGTGCCCATCGGCATCCTGCACCACGGCCCGGCCTCTGCCCCCACGGGTGGCGGGCACTGGATTCTGATTGTTGGCAAAAAGCTGGGGAATGCCGCCACCGTCAATGATGACGTGTATATCGTCAATGATCCCTACGGCGAGCTTGATCTGGTCAACGGTGGCTATCCCGGCCCCACCAACGGAAATCACCTGAGCTACAGCCGCAAGAATTTAGACCCCCGCTGGCGTGTCAATGGCACGGGCGGATGGGGCGTGATCGCCCACTAAACCAGCTTCAGCAAACTCCAGAGCCCGGCATTGCGCCGGGCTTTTTCTTTTATCCATTACTTAAGGAGGCCACGCCATGCGCGACGGCTTTAACCCTCTCCTGTTGCGCGAAAGCGATGACGCCAACAATTACAACGCAAACGAGGACTATTCAGGGGCGATCAAACGATTCCTGCTCACACCCGCCTCAACCGACATTTATATCGTCAAGCGCCTGATTGTCACCGTGTCCGACAGCGACACCAATTACAACCTGTTTGGGGCATTGGCCGCACTCACCAACGGCGTCAGGCTGGTTCTGGAAACTACTGCATCTGCCGAGCTGGTTGATCTGCTGGCTGGAACCACGATCAAAAAGCTGGCTGACTTCCTCACAGCAGGCTTCGAGCTTTTACCTGTCAACAACAGCACAGACGGCACCACCAAAGTCGTTCAGTTCGCCAAAACCTTCGAGGATTTGGTAATTCGTGGCTCTGCCTCTGAACGTTTGGCCGCCCTCTACAACGACAATCTGACCGGCCTTGATGGCAATTCAATCCTGGCAGAAGTGGAGAAGCAGACCGCATGAAGCCAAGAATGAAAACACTCACATCCTGGCTGCTCCTCGCCCCTCTCCTTCTCTTCCTGGGCTATGGCCCAGCCAACGGCGCAATCAGTACAGGCTCTGGCAACACCTTTGGGGCCACTTCTGCCGCAGACAAGGCTATCCCAAGGTTTAACGGCACCTCCGGCAAATTGCTGCAAGATTCCAGCATTCTGATCGACGACACCAACGCTTTCGAGATGCCGGTTTTAGGCTCTGCCCCCGCCAATCCTGCCACAGGGAACCGCAAATTGTACTGGCGTGGGACAACCCTGTACGGCCTGAGCAGCGCAGGGACCGAAACCGCGATTGGCGGATCGGGCGGCGTGTCTGGATCAAATATATTTTGGGATGATACCGCGATCCGGCTTGGTTTGGGCACCGTCCTCCCAAACTATACGCTCAATCTCAATCGATCCGGGGCCACAGATGTTTTTGCACAATGGACCAACGGCACAACCGGAACCACTAGCTCTGATGGTCTGATTACGGGCCTCACAGCCGCAGGGGCAGCGTTTATTACGCAGGCTGAAAACAATACGCTAACCTTTGCGACAAACAATACCGATGCCGTGACAATTCAGGCTGACCAAGACCTGTACCCGCTTGCAAATATTGTGTCCGGCACCGGCACAAAAATGGGCCTGGGCATTACGACAACGCCAAACTACCCGCTCCAGATCTACCGCACGGATGGGACTGGTTTTGTGCAGTGGACCGACAGCACCAGCGGATCAGCAAGTGGCGACGGTTTTCTGATCGGCACGTCCGCTGGTGTGGGATATATCACCCAGCAGGAAAATGCTGATATCCGGTTTGCTACAAACAACCTGGACCGGATGTATCTGCTCTCAACAGGGGATTTGCAGCTACTGGCCGCAAAAGATCTCCGGCTGTCGGACTCAGATAGCTCAAACTATGTCGGGTTTAAATCACCAGCAACCGTAGCAGCCAATAAAATCTGGACGCTGCCAGACGCTGATGGGAGCGCAGGGCAGAAACTGGTAACAGACGGCAGTGGATTGCTGTCATGGTCAACAGGAACCCTTGGCCACCTGGGGTATTTTGGCAGCCCAGGAACCGGGTCAACCAATACCGCAGTCATGCGCTACAGCACAGCCCGCCCAGATAACGATGGCGGTCTAGATCTCAGTTACTCAAGCTCTGCTTCGCTGGGCGATTCATTTAACGTGCTGCGGGAAGGAAATTACACTGTCACCGGGACGCTAAACCACTCTTGCGGGGCATTGCATGTATTTATCATGGTCGGCCCCACAATCATCAATTCTGTTGGTGCAACAGAGGCTGAAATCAAAGGGGCGTGGTACAACCCTGGCAGCGGTGGATATGGGTTTTCAGCCACCTTTCATGCGGCTGCTAACGATAAAGTTTATATAAATTCGCCGTGCTCAAGTGTCAACAACACCTATTCAAAGCTGAACGAAATTAATATCGTGAGGAACAATTAATGTCTGAAAAAAATTGGAAGCCGGAATACGGTGATTTTGAAAAAACAGTCGATTCACAAGAAGCTATCGCTCTCAATAGCGTTTTTAAACAGCACGATATTAATAAACGCCTGATCGGAGCCGTTCACGCTCTGTTTGAAAAGGGTTCTGAGCCTGATGATTTTGCGGGGCTCTACGCCGCTTTTCAGGCTGCGGACAATCTGTCAACCGAAGCAAAGCGGGCTAAAACGCAAGAAGATCGTCAAAGTAAATCGCTTGATTTTTCATCTGCAATCACCAAAGCTCAGTCAGATTTCAAAGAAAAAGATGAGCCCAGCGCCGTCACAGCAGAGGCTGAAAAACCCTGATCATCTCCAAGTTTTACTTCCCCGGCTCACAATGCCGGGGATTTTTTCTCATTTTTTGCAACAGTTTGACACCGGGAATTCTGACAGCAAACTATCAAGGATTTAAATAATCAACCCACAGAAAGCCTGATAGCTCTCTATCGGGTGTCTTTTAAAATTCTCTCTATCTCTCTCTCGAAAGCCTCTCCCCCGCTTGCCATCTGCTCTTTCAGCAGGCGCACAGCGGCCCGGACCACGTGCGAGTTTTTGACCTTGCGCTGCGTGATTTCGCTCAGCTCTGCCACCAACTGATCCACGTCTTCCAGGTCAGAGGGCCACATCGAATAGCTCCGGCTGATCATGTCTGGCAGGGCCTGCTTCCGGGTGTGCGTGGCCACCTCACCCTTGTCCTTGAACCGCCTGAATGTGCTCGGGGTCTTGCTCTCGCTCATGCTTTGTTGCTCCAATCCAAAATATACTCGCCCAGGTTTGTGTATGCCTGCCGGGCCTGGCTGTTGCGGCTGGCAGGGTCGGCCATCAGATCCGCGTTGCGGGCCTGGCTGTTTTTCACGCTCTGATCAGCGGGAATTTTGAAGGGCAGAACAAAGCCTGCCTGCTCCAGCTCCTCCGCCAACCCCCCGATCTCTGCTTTGATTTTGGTGGCCCGCGCATTGTGCATCGTGTACAAAACGCGGTACGTGTCGAAGTCGTCTCCTTTGATTTCTAGCAGGAGCGGGATCACCAGGGCAAGGCCGCTCAGCCCGTACAGGTCAAAAGTGGTCGGCAGCAGCAGGCGGTCAGAGATCTCAATCGCGTTCTCGACGTACACCGACAGGTCTGCCGGGCAGTCAATGATCAGGTGGTCATATTGGCCGGCCACAGGTTTGATCATGGTCTTCAGGACTTCCACAGCGCGGCGGGACTTGGATTTGATCATGTCCTTGAAGGATTCCATCTGCTGAGAGGCGGGCAGCAGATCCAGGCCCTGACCGATGGGCTTGATGGCCTGTTCGATGATGTTTCGCCGGTCCATGACTTGACTGTATAGCGCGTCGTAGAGCGTCGGGCTTGGGGCGCTTTCGCCCACTGGGATCTTGAGCATGGTCTGGCTGGCGTTGCCTTGGGGGTCCAAGTCCAGGAACAAAACCCGGCTCCCCCTGCTGGCCAGATACGAGGCAAGGCAGAGGGCTGTGGTGGTCTTGGCCACCCCACCCTTGGCATTCAAAATACTGATCGTTTCCATGTTGCGTCTGTCCGTTCGGTGATTGACAATATTACACTGACACCACAATAACGGGAAGTTTGCGGGTGATCTGTGACCGATGCGCCCGGCTTTTTGCGGGTGGACTGTGGCCAGAATAGCGCAGCTTTTGCTGCTCAGCTATCGGGGATTTTACCAGCCCCCTGCCCTGGATTTTGGCAATCCGTCACTGATGGGGGTGCGCCGGGCGCGGTATGCTCAGGCCATGAAAACCATCTACCTGCTCAAGATTGACAGCACCGCCAACGAGTACCGCTTTCACCGGCTGGCATTGCCCCCTGATGGCCGGGTTGTGCATCGGCTGTGGGGCAGGATGCACGAATACATGACCGAACGCTGGGAAGAGTTCGCTACCCCGGAAGCGGCAAGCAAGCACTTTAACAAGGTGGTGAGAGAGAAGGAGAGAGAGGGTTATTGAACACGCCGTAAGACCCCTTCCTTCAGGTGGGGGATATAAGGCGTACCCAGCTTGCTGGGTCATGAAAGGTTAGCACAAGCCATAAGTTTATGCTATTCAAAGAATCATAACTTATGCTATAATACATACATGTTGATCTACGAATACAAGCTCAAAGGGAAGCCCCAGCAGTTCATTGCCATGGATGAGGCCATACGAACGGTCCAGTTCATCCGAAACAAAGCCGTGCGCTATTGGATGGACAATAAGGGCGTCAATAAATATACTCTGAACGGCCTATCTAAAACCCTTTCCCAAGAGTTTGACTTCGCAGATAAGCTGAATTCTCAGGCTAGACAAGCAGCCTGTGAACGGGCTTGGTCTTCTATTGCCAGATTCTATGATGCCTGTAAGAAGCACAAGCCCGGTAAAAAAGGCTTCCCCCAATTCCAGAAGGATAATCGGTCGGTTGAATACAAAACCACCGGTTGGAAACTATCTGATGACTGCCGGTTTATCACCTTTACAGACAAGCATGGTATTGGCACTCTCAAGCTGGTGGGCAAGCAGATCCTCAATGCGTTTAAGGATAAGATTCAGCGGGTGCAGATTGTTCGACGGGCTGATGGGTATTACGCCAATTTTGTACTGGATGTGGACCGTGTTGAACATATGCCCGTGACAGGCTCTGTGGTGGGTTTGGATATGGGTTTAACCCATCTTTGGACAGACAGCAACGGAGAAAAGAAAGCAAATCCCCGCAAGCTGAAAGCAGCTGAGAAAGCCATTAAACGGGAACAACGTAAGGTATCCCGCAAACAGAAGGGCTCACAGAATCGGAAGAAAGCAATCAAGAAATTGGCACGAAAGCATCTAAAGGTATCCAGACAGCGTAAAGACTTTGCTATCAAAGCAGCAAGGGCGCTCTACCATTCTCACGATTTGGTTGTGCTGGAAGATCTGAAGGTGCGAAACATGGTCAAGAATCACTGTCTGGCCAAATCCATTTCAGATGCTGGATGGCGTCAGCTCAGAACTTGGATCGAATACTTTGGCAAGGTCTTTGGCAAGGTCTGTGTGGTAGTCCCACCTGAATATACCAGTCAGGAATGCAGCGCCTGTGGTCGAAGGGAGCCTAAAAAACTCTCTGAGCGCTGGCACAGCTGTTCCTGTGGGTGTGAGATGGACCGGGACGAAAACTCAGCTCTGGTGATTCTGCATCGTGGATTGAAGAAATTAGGCAAAGCAAGTACCGTGGGGCACACGGAAACTGGGGAGTCCCCCCAAACGCCTGTGGACAGATGAACCTCTGGCTGATGTCAGCAATGGCATCAGGTAAGTTTACTGGTCGAAGCAGGAACCCCCGTCATTTATGGCGGGGAGGATGTCAGAAAAAGACGGATGAACACGTGCTGCCCAAGAATTTCTTTCTCTACGTCGAAAAGCCCGCCGAAGCGACCGAAAGGCCACCTGACGGGCAGTTGAACTGGCTCAGCGGGGACGGGTAGTTATGCGCCTGGCGCATTCAGACGTGAATCAGGCGCATATTTTTTCTTTTTTTGACGCTCATTAATTTTATGTAATCGAGCGTATTCTGAAAATATTAATTTATGGTCGCGCTCACAAGCTTTCCAAAGCGTTTGCGGGTGAATACCCATCTCTTGAGCTATGTCTTTACTAGTTTTCCCAAGTGACAAAAGATGATTTACATGAACCCAGTCTACTTTTACAAATTGCTTGCCACGTCGTCTAGGCGCGTTAATTTCTGTATCTACTTCAATAGATTCAGGCATTTCTTTAGCTTCATCATAGTTTGGCCCTGGTAGAGATTCTAGCCAATTTTCTAAAATCAAATTAACAAATTCAGATCTGCTTAACCCTTGGCTATCAGCCTCATGATCGACTAACTTCATCATGGCCGGATCAAGAGTCAATGAATATTTTTCTCGCGCCCGATCTGATTTACGCGGCCTGCCTAGTGTCTTTCCGTCCCCCGGAGTTCTTACTCCTCCATGCTGTTTGCCTTGAAAATAAACCAAGCCATCATTGTCTTTCTGTTTATTTATCCTGCTCTCCTCATCTCTAATTGCGCTTATCAGCTCCTGATTCATTGCCAGCCCATCAGGGTCAAGCCCTGGCAATCGTGCAGATTTGCCACTAAAATCAATCACCTCAAATGGATGATAGGTAACACCCGTGATCTCTTCTTTTGCCTGATCCTCCATTTCCTTTTCAGCCCGTAGAATAGATTCTTTTAAGCTCTCTCCCTCTTTGATCGGCTTGCCTGCGAGGGTTGAAATATCCACAATATCAGGCCGGTTGTCATTAAATTCCAGTACCAGAGCTTCCGTTTTGCCTGGATGCAGGCGTGTACCCCTGCCGATCATTTGCGTGTAAAGTGTCTCGGATTTGGTGGGCCTTGCCATAATCAGGCAGCGCAAGGCAGAGCAATCAAAGCCCTCTGTCAGCACATTGCAGTTTGTCACAATGTCCAGATCTCCCGATGCCAGGGCTTTGATAATACCGGCCCGCTCATCTTTTGGCGTCTTGCCTGTCACGGTTGCAGTTCTGTATCCGTTATCAGACAGGGCCTTGGCAAGGTCCAGGCTGTGTTGAATATCCGCGCAAAAGGCAACGGCGGGCACCCGGCCAAATTTAAACATGGAATCCACAATGATGTTGTTTCGTTCGGGCGTGTTGATTTTTCTGGCCAATTCTCCGACGCTGAAGTCCCCTGCCACTTCTGACACGCCGATCAGGTTTGAATGCGTTTTGATGTGAATCCCGCGCAAGTCAGCCAGATAACCCGCTGCCATCAATTCAACAATGGACTTCTGATAAGTGATCTCCTCAAACATGCAATCCAGCCCGATCCCATCGCCCCTGCTGGGTGTCGCCGTGACGCCCAAAAGTAACCGGCCTGGATGGTTGATCATGAATCCCAGAGACTGAGCGAGCTTTCTGTAAGTGTTGGCAGCGACGTGATGGGCTTCATCTATAATCAGCGTCCGATCCCTGCGCAGGCTCAAAGCCGGGATGTGCTGCATAGCGGTTTGGATGCTGGCTATCAGAACAGGCGAATCAAGATCCCGCCTGCCCGCCTGCAAAATGCCCACTTCTCCAGGGTAGAAATGCTCCAGCTTCTCAGCCGCCTGTGCAATCAATTCTGTTCTGTGGGCAATAATCAAAGCCTTGGGACCACGATCACGGGCAACCGCAGCAAACAAAACCGTCTTGCCTGAGCCGGTAGGTAAAGAGACAAGCTGGCGTGTTTTGTCGGACCCGTGAATGGCCGCAAGTGCCTCGGCTTGATAGGGCCTAAGTTGTAATTCTGCTTTCATCGTGCGCTTCTCCAATAGATGTATGTTTTTCAAAATGGCATTAATTCGTTCAAAATCCCGATCACCCGTTCAGACCTCAGTGCCAAAGCCACCTGGTCACAATGGCAGGCTTTTGGCGAACACCAGCAGCCCAGCGCCACAGCCCCCTTGCTCTGCTCCAGGTCCACAATGATTCTGAGTTCGTTCAGCACAGCCGATCCCCCGCCTTGATCTTGCCCCACAGCCAGAGCCGGTATTTCGCGATCACCCGGCCCCGGTCTGCCTCGCTGGTCATGGGGAAGGGGTTTGCAAGGGGTGAGCCTGCAAAGCATTTGTGAGGGCGACCGCAGTAGATGTCAGGGGTCTGGTAGTGGCAGTTAACGACGGTGATCACCTGATCGTGAGCCTGCCGTTTTTGTAATACGTCATCAAGTGGACGGCCCGCCACAGCCTTTTTTCCAAGTGAGGCTTCAACAGTTGTTGTGGATTCTGCTTTCCTCTAGCCACTTCTGACGGCACAATCCCAAGCACAAGGGCAAACGCACGTGAATCGAGTTTTAGCGCGTCTGCCGTCCAAAGCGCCTCTTCCCAAGAAATCATAATTTTATCACCTCCCCTGTAACTTGCTGCAATGCCCCAATCCCCGCAGCGATCTGATCCACCGCGACCGATGCCGCCTGCCTGTCAAAGGGCAGGCCCTCATCCAGATTGAGGCGACCCTTCAATTCAAAGGTCAGTTTGATTAGGCGCTGAAAGGCTTTGCTGAATTCCTTTTGTCTGTTGGGTGGTTTCACGACTCACCCCCAAGCTCAGGGCAGGCCGCATGATGATATTCAGTCGCTGTTTTCAAAAGTCCACACCGCCTCTAAAGTGTCAGGGAATCCCTGCAAAGTCACGTATTCCGGTTCAAGTGTCGGGTCTTTGGTCAGCGTCAGCCAGATCCAGGCTTCTGTGCTTTCGCTCAGCTTGTCGCGGTTGACTGTGGCCTTGTAACCCAGCCTGCCCAGTGGTGACAGGTATTCATCCCTCTGAAGTGCCCGTAAGGCTGAATCAGCCCGGTCAGCATCTTCAGAGTTAATTTCACCCCATCCCACGGGGCAGAAGCGTTCAACATCCACCCGCTCAAGGATGGGAATAAGCAGGCCCTCAAGCTCTGGGTGCGAGCAGGCCAGGCCGTTCGTTTGATTGGTGTAGATAACCCCTGTAGGCCAGGACACAATCAGGAAGCTGGGACAGGCATCCGACCTGTCGCTGCCCAGGGACCAGATGAGATCAACGATGGGTTTACTCACTTTCCTTCCGCCTTCCTGATTCGCTTTGCCAACCTCGGACTGATGTGGCCCCGCTGCCGGGCAAGGGCTCGGCAGATACCCAGCGGACATGCGCTGGCACACGCAGCAGCAAGTTAATCCGGTTCAGATACTCCTCAGACTCCACACTGACGCCCATCCAGATATTTGGCGTCCAGTTCAGTTGCTCTGCCAGATGCGCTACGCGATCAGCGCGTTTGGTCAGGACCATGAAGCGGTGCCAATGCGCCTGGTTCATGATCTCGAAAACCTGCTTGATATAATCGACTGGCACCTTTGCGTGAAATAAGTCTGACATCGAATTCACGAAGTAAGCCCTGGGCTTTTTCTTGCGCAGGGGCAGATCCAGTGTGTCCGGGTGCAAGGTCAGCTCAAACCCGTTCCGGTATTTGTTGCCCTTGGGCGAGGCGTTCAGGACGGGGTTGCCCTTCATCCGAACAGCTACCGCTTCGGCATAACAGTTGGCACAGCCAGGGCTTACCTTTGTACATCCGGTTAACGGATTCCAGGTATCTCCGACGTTTCCCTGTTCGTCCTGCACCCATTGAATTCCAGTCTTCTCACCCATTGTTCTTCTCGCTTTCAAGGGCTATTCGCCCTGCTTGTTCTATTTGCTTCTGTTTCTCCCTGTTAATCATGTCCATCAGTTCGTTTGCGATATATTCCAGACGGCACTTTCTGGACTTCTCAGGGCGGTAAAACTCAGGAATCCAGTCAGATGCTGGCATCCCTCGCCATGCCGTCAACCAATAAGCTGCCAGCTTTGCTTTTGCCTCTGGTGTGAGCTTTGAAACCCAGGCTGTCACAATGCGGTATCGGCCAGGGGCAAGCCAAAGCGACTGAATCATAAACGCCACGCCATAACCCGGCCCCTCATCCAGCCTCCCGATGTACCAAACATCTGGCAGGACATCAGCGACATTGGCCGGAGCTTCAGTCAGCGGGAATTTTTGGTGATTTGCTTTGGGTATTCCGACATGCGGCATTAGCGGATCTCCTTTCTCAGCTTTATATCAATGGCCCGCTTCCGCAGGGCTTCGGCAGGCTCCCAGACATTGCCAACCAACCGACTGGACGCGACCTCATGCGCATCAATGCTGGTATAAATCAGCTCCATCCCTGGTTGATTGGGCAAGGCCATGAACACATACCCGCACAGATCAGCAGCCCATTCGGCCACATACAGAAAACTGCCCAGCATCAGCACATCCCCGGCGTAGACATCGTTCCCGTAGTAGTCCGTCAGGCCCGTAAACTGGCAGAGGATAGCACCCTTTTCGGCGGGATGATAAAAACGTGATCCAGCCGCTGTAAACTCGATTGAATCCATCATCGGATTGCTAAATTCTGCATAGGTAAAAACCCTGCCTGTCTCAGGGTCCACAGCCCTGAATCTTAGCGGTTGTGTGGATGGATTAGACATGAAGTACCCCGCACACAACCGCTGTGATCATCCCGGTTTCAGCGCCAAGGAGACCGCCAACAAAAGACATTAAGAAAACTCTATATGGGGCGTCTTCGATGGTTTGAATTGCCATGTGCCGAAATATAAACCAGCATGAAATGGCCCAAATCAAGCCCATGCCAACGCTTATCAGAATCCATGTTTTATCCACGAAGTAAACCTCTTCTCTCTCTTCTCAATTGCTTCTTTGCCTCGGCTTCGTGCACAGGCTGAAACCGCCTCACCCCTTCAACCTCGCCGTAAAACTCATCAAACGGCCTGGCCCATACTTCGCCGGTTCGGGGCACGGCGTAGACCGTCACCCGTTTGTCAGGGGCAGAGGTCAGGCGGGCTGTGTTCAGGTTGAGGCAGATGTCGCCGGTTTTGCTGTCGCGGTAGTAACTCACCATTGATCCCTCCCCTCAAGGATGGCCAAGGCCTTTGTTATCTGCTGATTGAGAAAGTAGTCCTTGCTTGGAAATGCAGCCGCTTTGTCTATTGTCAGCAAACAGTTGTTCAGCGCATCGATAGCCGCAGCGATGCGGTCGGCGTCGGTGAGTGGCTTTTCAGGCCTTGGCAGATGCGGGTAGCCCTTGCCGTTCAAATGCTCCCAGCCATCGCCGTTGTATTGAATGGGCAGGCCACAGCCGCACGTTGCAAAGTCGCCGATCTCATTGATGCGTCCGGGCGCGTGATCGCCAAAGATGTCCTCACTGGTCATTTCCCACCACCTTGCCGATACCTTCAATCAGGGAAAGCAGGGCAGGAATTTGCATATAGCTGGAAACAATAGCAGCCCACTCCGCGTCATCCACAGGGCCTTGCTTCGCTTGTAGATTCTCTAGCACAGGCGAAGCGTCTATCACTAATGCGCGGATATCGGCAAGGCGATTGGCATATATAACCTGTGGATGGTTATTGTAAGCCTCTTCACTTATGTTGCCCACATCTTCACTGTAAATCGAAATATCATCAATCATTTCCATGCCTACTTTTCGTTTGTTTTATTCAGAATGGCAAGTGCTTCAAATATCGCATCTCTGATTTCTTCATTTTCAGAGATGTCCTCAAGAACCCCCCTAACCCTCTCGCGCTCGCCTTCGAGGGTGGCGATGCGGGCGAGGGCTTCAGCTAGGCGCTTCTGCTCATCAGCGGTTTCATCAGCCAACTGATTGTAGTCCCGCTCAGCCTTCTCGCAACGCTCGGCCTTTTCATAGGCTTCCGCCGTGTCCTTCCCCACGCGCCTGATCCATGAATGCCTTAAAATCATGATGGCCCTTTGAAATGAATTTAAACCAGTCAGAGTCACTACCCAGCCAGGAAACGGATAAGGGGTAGGCTTTGGTGTCAGACATTGCTTACCACCCATCAAACTCAGGAAGGTTATCAAACTCTTCCTGAGTCATTTCAACGGTTTTGATGGTCATCACGTCGCCTTCCCCGCCTTCAAGCATGCATACAAAGTCCTCTCTGAGCATGTCGAACAGGTTTTCAACTGAATCGGTGATAAATGACCCGCTATCGTTCAGACTTGCAGACAAGCAAACTTTCTTTTCGGTGGCATCAGGCACTTTGTTGATCCTCAGCAATCTCAGCGTCTTCAGCAGCAATCTCCAGTTTGAGCCTTTCAATCATCTCAGTCAGGTCAAACTCAGGGCCTGGCGCGTAGGTTTTGCATTTCTCATTCACCTCAGCATTGATGCGGGCAAACAGCGCTTCAAGCTCTGGTTTGTAGGATTGAACAATGACAAAAGCTTGATCACTGTAGGCGTCAGAAGCAAATTCATCTTGCTCAGATGCTTGCTCAAAGGCGTATGTCAGCGCGTCTTCGGCATCCAATTGAAAGGCGCTTGGGTCATGTTTGGCAGCACAAGCAAAGGCGTGCGACACCTCGCCGTTTTTATCAATCACCAACGAGTCTTTGATATGCTCTTCCAACCCCTCAATGCCCCAAGCATTCCCCTCATAATCGTTGTCAAGGAAGTGGGTGTAACCCTGTTCTTCCGCTTGTTCCGGTGTAAGTTTATTCATTTTCATGCTCCAAATTAATTATTTCTCTGCCCACTCTGGGATCTCTCCCGGCCCGCTGCCGGGATCAGCCCTGCTGTGCCCCAACCACACGCCGATCCGCTTGGCCTTTCTGCCCTCACCCAGCTTGCTCAGCCAGAACCTGTGCCACTCGTCAGCCGTGCAGCGCCACACCGGCAGGTCAGGGTGATGCTTGACCATGGGTGCCC